CGTTCTAAGGGTCTGCTTCTTAACAGAAGTAATATTGATCCTCGCACAGGTAAGCCAAATGTAGTAGACCCTGAGACAGGACGTCCTATTTATATAGGCGCAGGTATTATACCTCAAATCGAGAGATTTGCTAGTAAGTCTATTTACTATAAGTTTACATTGAGCACCCTTAACACTGCTCTTGCTACTCTTAATAGGAAGGCAGAGAAGCCACAGGGTAATAAGTATCAGATGGTCTGCAATGAGGCCCTCTATACACAAATTCAGCTCACACTTGGTGACTATCTTGCTAAGTTTAGAACTGATGGTACATTCATGTATTCTATGAAAGCTAACGGTTATGTGTCTGTAAATCCTGAGGGATATGATACATATAACTTTATGGGTAATTAGCTTTCTTTTGTGCTTGATAGAGCACTTACAGAGGAGTTTGGTGATAAGGGTTACGGTATCATCGTAGACCTTTCTTCAGATTCCGCTTCAGGTACTCCTGCTGTTGGTATGTTTACTGTCGATAACAAGCAGTTCATGCAGAACACCATTAACGGTGTAGGCGGCAGCAAGAGTGGCGATGTAGCTACTCGTGTAGCAGGTAGCGTAAAGGTTATCATGGGAATAAACTAATCTGCATTGTTCCCTTAAAATTCTTTTAAATGCTGGAAAACTAAATGATAAATTTAACAATCAGCAGCCAATATTTAAAACAAAGCCTTAAGGATTGTTTTTTATAAGGTTCAACGACTAGGTGGTAATACCGTAAGTAATATTTAATAATATTAACTGAAATGGAGAATGACTTAAAATATATCGTTTACTGTACAGTAAATTAGGTGAACGATAAAATTTATATCGGAGTGCATAAGACTGATATAACAAAGTTTGATGGTTATATTGGATGTGGGGTTTATATAAATAGACCTGCAACTTATGAACGTAGTAAAACAGTATTTTAGTTAGCTGTAAAAAAATATGGTGTAAAAAGTTTCAAAAGATATACTATAGCAACATTTGATAATGAGGATGAAGCATATTTAATGGAATAGTCTATAGTTAATAAAGATTTTCTAAAACGTACAGATGTTTATAATACTGCATTAGGAGGCTCTAATGGAGCATATCTTCTCACTTGTAGAAAAGTTTATCAATATACAATTAATGGTACTTTTCTCAGAGAATATTCTTCAGTTAAAGAAGCTGCAATATCAGTAAATAGACATAGTACTAGTATTGAAAGAGCTATAGAATTTAAATCTAAATGTTCAAATTATTTCTGGACAGATATTAAATATGACAAGTTAGATTTATCTAAAATGAAACAATATGTTGGACAACATACAATTCCAGTATATCAATATTCATCCACTGGAGAATACGAATGTTGTTACGAGTCTATTGAAAAATGTGCAGAAGCATTAAATATAAATTCTTCAAATATAAGTACAGCTATTAAATTAGCTTCTAAATATAATAACAAATATTTCAGTACTGTATTTAAAGAGACTTTTATAAAAGCTAACAATAAGAGAATACAAACAACAGAAATTCATCAATATGATTTAGATGGTAATTATATTGCTTCTTATTCAGGACAACCTGAAGCTAAAAAGAAATTAAATATTAAATCTGATATTTATAAAGCAATACGATTACATAGAACTGCAGGAAATTTCTAGTGGTCTTTTGAAAAATTACCTCAGATAGCTCCCTATAAAGCTAAAACTGGTAGGAAAAGAAGAGTAGGCAAATATACAAAAGACTGGAAACTGATTAAAGAATATGAATCTAAATCAGAAGCTATGTTAGAAAATGGTAGAGGACTAGCTCATGTATTAGACGGACGTGATGAGTTTCATAAAGGTTTTCGATATAAATTCTTAAGTTAATGATATAGTCTGTTGAGTAATTAACTCAGAGCAGGTGTAGCTGTATTTAATCCTTATCGTAGTTATATTCTGCGTTAGGCTTAAGTAAGATAATAATAAGTAAGTGGATAGTAGTATAGCTATCTGCTTACTTATTTATGTTTTTTCAATATGAATTAATGATTTATGGCTTAGACAATTTTATTAAGAAGTGTTTGGGGTAAAGTGGGAATGATATACACTATCAACCCATGCCCAGATAAAATAACAGGTAGATTCTGTAAATGGGTAAAGCCTGTAGATTCTAAGGGAGATATGATTCTTACAGATAAGGACAGAAATAGTGAGGACTATCCATACTTTATTCCTGAAAATAAGGAGTTCAAAGTATCTGATGGTACTACTTTTGATCTGTCCGACCCATTTCAGCTTGCTGAATGGGAATCAATTAAGAATGCTCCTATAATTGCATCTAGTAGATATGAGAAAGATGCAAACGGTAATTATAAGATTGATGGCAATATTAAAGATACAAGCAGTCATCCTAGAAATGGTGTTGCTGAATTGTATGTAGATATTCCTGGTGTAGAAACAGCTGCTAGAGTTAGTAAGCAGAAACTTGTCTTCGAAGCTAGTAAGTTGATATTTGACGATCCTAAGGGAGCTGAGGGTAGACTTCGTATTACTCGTATTCTTGGTAAACACATGAAGAATGCTCCAGAATCAGATGTTACAGAATATCTGCTTGATTTGGCTAAACGTAATCCAAATAAGATTATTTCTCTTTACAATTCTAATGATTCTCAACTTAGACTTCTGTTTATTGATGCTAAGGAAAATAGAGTAATCATTTCTAAGAATGGTATATTTATGTATGGAGACACTCTTCTAGGAGCTACTGATGATGCTGTAATTACTTGGATGAAAGATCCAAAGAACAACAAGTTGCTTCAACTTATGATGGAAGAAACCTATCCGGATATGTATCCTACAGAATCTAAAGATACTACTGCTAAAAAGAAATAATTTATAAACTATGACAGCAAAACAAGTATTTGAAGCTGTTTTAATGGAGCTTAATAAACAAAATGCTCCAAGCATTGATCTGGAAACTTTTAATTATTTCTTTAATAAAGCTATTAACTAGTTTATAAATAAACAGTTTAATGTTGGTGTAGATACTGACCAACAACGTACTGACGATATAAGAGTATTGAAGACTTCTGCTATCTTAAAACCCGTAAAAACACCTGCAGATTTATCTAAGGTAATAACAAAGCTGTTGGGTAAAACTGATGGTGATAACGGAACTAAGGGAGATGCAGAAGTAGTCAGCTCTGACTCTGTATATGGAGCTACTTATGAATTTAACTTACCTGCAGATTATTTACATTTACTGAATTGTATCTGTATCTATCAGGTAAAGAAAAGAATAAATTGTCCGTATAATGTAGGAGATATTGTAAGGAAGGGAGCTATTAAATGTAATGCCGATACTTGGCCGCTTATTATAGACAATCTCTATATGAGACCTACTTATAAGAGACCTTATTATTACATTAATAATTTAAATACTTCACCTAAAAATCCTACTAATCCTTTTAAAGAGGATAGTAATTCTGGCTCATCAATACAATATAGTGGAACTGATGTCGCTACTTCTCAATATGTAGAAACAGGTCCTAGTTATGGTGATGGCAAGAATGAGATAAGTGGAACAACTTATAAGAATACATAGGATGCTTCTGCAGCAGCGTCAGGCAATCCTTTAAATAGAAAATACAAGATTTCTATTGATAACGCAGATAGTGATGATGATACTGTAGTAAAAACTGCAGGTCATCGTTACGGCAATTCTTCAAATGTACGTTTGGAGATCAGATATGGCCAAGATTCCTCAGTATTTAATTTGATTGGTATAAGTATCGACTACATTAAAGCACCTCAATTCATAAGACTGACTTAGGAATAGCTTGATTTAAATGAAGATACTTCACAAGTAATAGAATTTCCAGATTATATATGCCAAGAGATAATAAACGAGCTGACTAAAATAGTCATGGAGAACGCTAGTGATCCTAGACTGCAAACTAATCCTGCTATAAGCTAGTCTATTGCTGCTCCAGCTCAAGCATAGACATCAACTAAAAAATAATTAAATTATGTCAACATTTAATTTTGAAACTACTACTATTATTAATAGTATTACCGCTCCTGGATTTGCAGGTAAAACTGCACATAGTGGGGCTACTACTATTAAAGATCATCCAAGATTCTGGGTCGATGCAGAAGATACTTTTAACCCTGTATTGAGAATTGCCAGAGGTGGCAGATTTGCAAGACAGAATATTAGTTCTATAGTAAAGAGAGCTTGGGAAGATCCTGAGTATTTCCAAGTAACTTTTGATATGACTAAGGCTACAGCTAAGCTCTCTGACCAAGTTACTAGTCTTCTTGGTAGACTTGTAATTAAGGTAGAATTGCAAGGCTCTAATGATGTTATCTATTCAGATGCATATAGCCGTCACATCAAGCCTTTCTATATTGAGTTCCCTGTAAGTGCTTCAGATAAAGGCAAAGAATCAGATCTTGCTAAGAAAGTTGCTAGAATTGCTAACAAGTACGGCAATCTCGTCTACGGTGACTTGCAGCTGAATGTCAACACTGACGGCACTAAAGTAGTTGTTACTGGTACTGATGAATATCAGAGAGTTGTAGAAGCCTCTTTGGAGATCTACAATGAGGCTCATCAGACATTTGATTGCTGCGCTGCTTTCGGTGACTACGAATATGATTCAGATGGTGTACTTGTAAATCAGGGTAAGCCGGGTGTTGGTACTTATCGTCAGTTGGTCAAGGATCTTGTTCTTCCTACTGAAGCTCATAGAGAGTGGGCTAATCCATTTGAGGATGAAGCTCCTATTCTTGGCGGCCACTACAATGAGTATACTATTACTCTTTGTGTTGAGAGACCAGGTCTTGGAGGCTTGAGTGCTGTCGGTCAGCAGGTTGTTTCTACTACTATGCACACTTTCTTCGTACTTGATGATGGTAGCACCGATGCCAAAGTAAATCCTTCTCTTGCTTTCGAGGCTTTATTAGTACAACTTTCTAATGGTATTGAAGGTATGGCTACCACTGCAGACAAAGATTATGATGATGTTGCTGTAGACAAGGATAAACTCGAAGATTCTTATAACGATTCAGCTGCTATTAAGAATGTATAGACTGAAGCACAGGGTAAGAATCTTACAGATTCAGAGTCTATTGTAACTCCTAAGGGCCTTAAGAATGGTAAGAGACAACCAGCTTCTGCTACTACTGGCGGTTCAACCGGTGGCAGTGGTTCAGATTCTGGCACAACCTAGCCTTAATATTTTTTATAATATCTAATTAATAGGTGTTAGCTAACTAATGAATAGTTAGTTAGCACCTATTTTTTTTAAGTGTAGTTTTTATGGGAATGATAAATAGATTGGCTTCTGCTGTTTACAATGATATTGTAGGAGGATTGCGTGGTTATCATGAAAACCATTCTATAAGTCTTGAACAGCTTGAAGACGACATTATATAGACAAGAATTTCTGTAATAAAGGAATATGCTTTAAAAGGTATATTGCCTATTAAAGATTTATTAGAAGCAATAAATTGTATTCCAGTAGATTGTGAAGATTTGGATAGATGTCACTGTAATTCTGAATATGTAGGTAAACCTTAGATGCATTTCTGTATACCACAACTAATGATGGATTGCTTTGGTTCAGATACAATAGATTACATAGGTTCTACAGATAGATAGAATCCTTTTATTGTATACCAATCTATGACTACTACTTAGATATATTCTAAGTATAGAAGAAGAGCTAAGAATAAACCTTTTGTATATCTAGACACAACTCCAAATGATTAGGGATGGTTAGATGGTTATATATTTAATGCTCCATATTTAAAAGAAATTTCTGTAGTTGCAGTATTTAAAGATCCTAGAGACCTAGAAAACTTTAAATGCTGTCCTGATGATGTATCTAGTAAAAGATTTAGTTTTATTGATGAAGAGGTAAGAAAGCGAGTAACTACTTAGTATGTACAATATTACAGATAGTTAGCTATGCCTATTATACCTAATAAACAAGAATATTCTGCAAGCTAATGGAATTATTTGATTTTCACTATGCACAAGTTCTAGCCAATTAGTATTATAATGTAGATATGGAACCTGAAGATTTTGAAGAATTAGGTTTAATCGCATTTGAGAGAATTGGAAATAAGAGAACTAAATTACATAGAAGCTGTTTAACAGTATCTAAAGATAATACTGCAGAATTGCCAGAAAACTGTGATAATATTAAAGCTATAACATATAATTTTGAAGATGCCAGATTCGTATCACCTATCTATGATTATGGAGATATAGATTCTATCGTTACTGAGAATTATATTGAATATGGTAAACAATTAACCAGTCCAGATTATATATCTGGAAGGTATGTTAAGTACACACAAAGTGGTAATACTTTATATTTAAAAGATAATTGTACAGGATAGACTTTAAATATCTTGTATGAAGAGAATATATTAGATGATAGTGGATTGCCTAAGATTACTTCAGAAGAAGCCTTAGCTATTGCTACCTACGTAGCCAGTGTTCAGCTTTTTAAGAAAGGATTAGCGACTAATAATTCAGGGCTCGTACAGATGTCTCAAGTCTTAGATTAGAAAGCTGCTAGATATATTGATTAGGCAAGAATACCTGAAAGTATATCTGATAATGAAATGAATGAAATTTTGGACGCCAAAACAAGTTCTGATAGGAAGTTGTATGGTAAGTCTTACAAACCAATAAAATGATGGATGATTATGATTTGTTATCTTTTGGACAGATAAAAAAACTTGTACGAAGAGAGATAGGTTAGGAACGATTTAAAATAGAACCAAAGCGGTAGAAGAAGATAAAGATTGTTTAGAGGAAACCTGTCGAATAGGAATTTGTAGACTTTATGTAGCAGACAGATAAGAAGTTTGCTTTTAATTCTAAAGAGTTATTCTATGGATATAAGAAACCGGTAACTAAATAGGATTTACAATCTTTAGGTTATTATATAAAAGGGGTTGAGAAAGAAGAATGTCTTGGAGAAGTATTTGCAGAATTTGTAATATTTCTTATTAAAGAAGTTATAGTAAATAATCTTACTTTGGCTGTCCCTGCTATAGGAGCTTATTGTACTTTACACACAAAACCTATAGAAGGAGAAGATTTTAAAAAATACAGACAGTAGGGTAAGTTTTTGGACATAAACTTCTTAGTATCTGATTTTAAAGCATATAAAATAGTTTTAACCAGATACCGCAGCAGAGATTCATCTATATTTTTTGACACTGATATAGCTTTAGACCCGGGACTTTAGAAAGAATTGTCAGAACAGATCAATAGTGGTAAACAATACTATGATTCTATTCCGAAGAAATTTGACGATTATATTTCTGAGTTTTGGTACTTATATCCAAAAGCAAGTTTGAAGTTTCTAAAATCATTTATACGCTTTGGGTGGGTACAAATTTTTCATCATGCCAAAAGATTTAGAGATGTTTTTATATAGACAAAAAACCATTATATTTATATAGGAAATATTGAAACTCTTTCAGGATTTAAACCTGAAACATATTATCGTAGGCTAATGCGTAAGAAACTTGAAAAATTATTTATAACTAAGAATATTAAATGGGATGGATATTACTATTTTTGCATTTCTCAATAGGAATATAAATATTATTTCAAGCCTACAGAAAATATGAAGAAGCTGAGAAGATATAATTCCTGCAGAGCTAATACAACTAAATATTTCTTTTTTGATAACCCTAAAGTTCTATTTAAACATCCAGATATGGCCTATGCATTTTATAAATATAGATATATGGTTAGAGCAAAAGCTCCTCAAGACTTTGGTAATCATAGATATATAAGACCATATCTGCCTATATAGAATGTTGAAAATTATGAGTTTGTAGGGGCTAAAACATTGAAAAATCTTATGGAACACAAATATAAAATATTATGTCTAAGAAAGCAACGGTAAATGGTTTTACTGGCGGATTATCTATAGATTTGAATCCGCTTACTAATACTAAAGAAGTATTATCTGATGCAGTAAATGCTACTTTAGTTACGGGTAATGGAGATGAAATGATATTGTAGAATGATATGGGTAATATTCCTTTAGGCTCAATTCCTGAAGGATATGTTCCTGTAGGGTGTAAGGAGTATGGTGGAATTGCTTATATTGCTTTATATAATCCTAAAACTAAGAAATGTTAGTTAGGTACCTATCCTTCACCTGAAAGTTATACTGAGAAAAATAATTCTAATGGGTCATTTAAACAAAACCCTTTTGATATATTGTCAGGAACCCCTATAGTACCTATAGATAATATAAATTATTCTAGCGATATTTATATAACTAAAAATTGTATAGATAATATTACTTATGGTAGTAATGTAGAGATAACTATTAATAATTTCGTAGATTATGTTAATATGTCTTCTGGAGACATGAAGATGTGGGATTATAAATGGTAGAAAATACTTTCTAACTCTCAGAAAGAAGATGTTTCTGAGAAGTCGGCTACTATAAATGGAAATAATTGTACATTTGTATTAAATAATAGAGGAAATACAGGATAGCTAATTCTACATTTACACAAAAGACATATAAATAAAATACTTAATACTGTTAATTTTATACGTTAGTCTGATGTATCTAAATTAAAGAATTTGACAGACGAAGAAACTTAGGTTTTCAAAAATATTCCTAAAAATGGTGGAGTATTTATATTTAATTCTACTTATTATTGGGACTGTCCTGACGGTATTGGAAGTAATTGTGGGGCAATATCTAATGTAATTAATGGAATTAAATATGTTATATCTACAAATTCTGGAGATACAGAAGTTTATTATGATCATACTACTTCTAAGGATAGGGAAAAGGATGGAGATACAGGTTATTGGAAGCGTTCTGTTCAAACATATTGTTATATAAAGTCATTTTAGCCTTCAGAGATATTTAATATAAAAATATATCCTAGGACTTACAATAGAGATTAGACTGAATTGGAAGATTCTATCAGTATAGCTGCAAATGCTTGTGATAATCCTGATATTTATTTGAATACTTGGAATTATAAAGTATATAACAATCAATTAGTTCTTACTTGGGGATTCTATGACATCAGTCTCTATAAGTAGGGTATTAGTAATATAGTAATGAAGTTTTATGATATATATACTAATACAATAGACCATGTAAAAACTATAGAAAAGCGATCTACATACAATGGTTCTTTCGTTAATTCTGTAACAGGATTGTAGCCGAATACAATATACTTTGTGATAATTTCTTTTACAGCACAAAACTCTTAGTATGAAGAATATAGGTGGGTAAATACTTCTTCTCTATATAATTCATGCACTTTAAAAGATTTTGGAGATATTTCTATTGTTCCTTACAATCTTATAAATATTCCTTTAGATTTATCCGAAACTTCTGATAGTTTTTAGACTGTGGATTCTTAGAAGACGGGTACTTTATTATCTTCAAATACTCAAACTAAAGCCTTTAGCATGGTTGTAAATAATACTATAAGTAATTATTACAATATGAAAGGCATTACTGAAAATAATAATAATAATAACATATTTACTATAAATCCGGAGAACTTAGAAGAAGCTGCTTTATATACTTTCTCAAAATCTAAGGTAAGTAGTTCTCAAACTTCTTTTGAACCTAAAGTTATAGGAAATTAGGATACTTCTTTTGTAAAAGAAAATCAAGCAATATTTAAAGAAGGCTCTCTTAATGCAATATGTACATCTGCAAAAACTGATGCAACGTTAAAAAAGCTGGGTTATACAGATACTTATTTAAAAGTTAGTTTTTAGTGTAGCCAGGCTGCGTCTGCATCAAGTAAACTTTATACAGGAGCAATTACCTTTAATAAATATTTTAGACCATTTGTATTAGACCCACTGGAAGTTTCTAAGAATCTTAGAGAAAAGTTAAAATCTAATTATTACGCTTTTGGATATGAAATAGATTCCGACTACCTACCAAAATATTACTACATGACTTAGGTAGCCTGTAAAAATGATGATGAAGGGGGATTACCTTCTGATAACTTATGGTATAGACAATATGTTGTTGATAGGACTAATATAGATACTGGGTATTATATTAATTCCAATGGTAATAAAGATTTCAAACTATACGATAACAATGGAACTTTAATGGATGATAACTACTAGGATACTTATGTTGAATTAGACGATTCTGCAGCTACTCATACAGATGTTGGTGCTATTTATAATTATTTGACAGAAGAAACTATTACAGGTGCTACCTCAGACATAGGGACCTCACAAGTTATTAATAATTTTGTACAAGGATATGGGAGCAGCTTGAATAATTCCATATATGGTGAATTGGCGGATAATGATTTTGATAATAATAAAAACAATTGGTGGAATGGTTCTTATACTCCTATCGTGTTAGGAAATAAATATGGTCATAATACAAAAGCTAGGGCTAACTTAACAATAGGTAGAAATGCAGATAACTCTTTCAAAGATACTGTTGATTAGTTTACTATATTACAGACTATAATGTCCAACAATACTAAAGCTGCCAATAAATTTATCCCTACATTCTGCTTCTGGGGGAGTGCATATTTAACTGACTTTGTTCAAAAAGATACTAAGGGAAATTATTCATTAAGGTCTTAGAGAACTCATGATTATCAACATAATGGAGTAGATGTTCCTGGATATGAAGGTAATTCTAATACCGATTCCGGTATAGCTATTACTTATATGCCGGAAGAGAAGGGGGGACATAAATATTTCTTTGGTTCCTGCTTTAAGAGCTTATTTCCATTCTGGTTAGATTCTCAAGGAGTATACAGCAGTTTAAATTATGGGCAATCTATACAGATAGATTCAGATTGGCAGAATCCAGATTAGATGAGAGCTAAGGATATATCTCCAATTATCAAAACTTTACTAAGCACCTTTAAGAATTATTATGTGTATACTAAGTCTACATATACAGTTGATAATGCAAATATAACTATAGCAGATACATAGAATATATGTTATAGTGATAATATAAACAATACTCTCACAATTTCAGATTTTGCATTAAATATCCCATAGAGTATATTACAGATAGGAGATGTAAATTATGATTCTTAGGTAACTTCTATTTTAAATACTCGTTGTGATGAATCTAAAATATATAATATAGATAAATCTGTTAATTCTACTAAAGCAGTTCTAACTTCTACTGCACAATATTCTGTAAGACTGATATAGCAAAAAGTAGATTATCAATATTCTATAAATCCTTTACAAGAAATACTTTCCAGCATAAATGATGTATCTAATATATCCTATCCTGTATTGTTAGAACCTATAAGTTCTCCAAATACTGATACCAATATAAATGGAAATATTAAAGCCAAGGAAACTGATACGGCTAATAAGGATAAGTATCTTTATAAAAAGAATGCTTGTAGAATTATTACAGATATATATAGAAATGATGAAGAGAGTATGTTAGATGTTAATAGTTACTATACTTTATCTGGAGATACTCCTCAAGAGCATCCTTTTGATCTTTATGATGTACTATTACCTATAAGAATAAATATTGATTCTTCTACAGAATATAGCACCCTAATTCTTAATAATGGAAATAATACTAATAAAAATTATTGGGTAGTGCCGAATAATGTTACAGGTGAAGCTGAAGGGGCAAATGTATCTTCTTTAAGATCGCTACCTAAAACTAATACTTATAAAAGTTCTGGAGCTTTATGTGCACCAACTCAAATGGCATATAAACATAATAGGACTGATTCTGCATACTGTACTGCTACTTATTGTAATATTCCTATAAATGTGGGAATTTATGCAAAATTCTTTAATTATGATGTAAATAAGGCAATGCCTAATGCTACAGCATAGTATCAGATTTCTAGTTACAGACCATGATAGAACTAACTACTACAAAAAACGAACTAAATATAGATGCACAATGTACTTATACTGTTAATATAGTATAGACAGCGGGCAATGGAACATTGAGTTATACGTATAATCCTTTACATAATTTAGAAATATTACAAAATGGGGAATATACTCTTAGTGATATGGATACCACTAAATTAAATTTTGATTTACTACATCCATTATAGATGGAATTGTAGAAATCCTACGACAATTCCATTAATATTATTTTTATTGATAATAAAAATGTTCCTAGATTAATTAATTCAAGATTAGTTGTAAAAGATAATAACACCTATGTATTACCAAATAGATTGTCCAATACCGAAAATATTTATAGTGGATACAATGACCAGAAGTTTGAAATTCAGACTTCATTAACTAAGACTTTTGATAGTGTATGTACTTGTAAGTATGTTGGATTTATAACAAATGGTAGATTGGCTTGTGGAAACTATCATTTTTATATTTCCTACATAGATGGTGATGGTAATTCTACTAACACTGTCGTAGAAACAGGATTAATATCGGTATTCTTAGGTAATGACGGAGATCCTTTTTCTGTACATGGTGGTATAAGAGATACTAATAGCTATAAGGGAATTTAGTTACAGTTTGATAATTTAAATACTGCATATAATCAGTTGTAGATTATCTATTCAAGAGATACTTCTGATGATATGTAGAACTATGTTACTAAGTATTATAGAATTAATAAAAAGTTTTAGTATGATTTTGAGAATACTGTAATCAGCATTACTGGATATGAAAATACTTCTAGTATTACTTAGGAAGAGTTTAACATTACTTAGAAATAGTTTTTAACAGCTAAAACAGAGGCTTAGGTAAATAATAGACTATTTTTAGGAAATGTTTCATAGAATATAAATTACGATCCTGAATTAAGAACTGCTGCTATCCAAATATTACCATATCTCTATGTATGTGATAAAAATACTATTATTGGAGATATTAGTACCTCTTATTTAAATAAATAGATAGAGACTTCTGTAGAAAATTCATTCACTGGAGAATATTATAATTCTAAAAATATATATTATAATCTGGGGTATGCTAATAAGGAGATTTATAGACTTGGAGTTATATTTATTTATAAAAATGGAGAAAACTCTTCTGTCTATAACATAAGAGGGGGACAAATCCCTACATATGCAACTCTCCCTTCAGAAGGTCCTAAAGGATTTACAGAAATAAAATGGAAATCTAGCGATGATGTTACTTGGAATAGTAATGATTCAGTATAGTTATATGACTTTTCTTCTGATTAGTATATTAATAAAACTACTGGAGAAAATACTGCTGGAGTTGTATATTTAAACAATACTAAAACTCCGAAATTCTGGCCTCTATATAGTATTGGAGTATATGTTCCAGAAGATGTTATGAATTATTTAAAGGCTTCAAATATTATAGGGCTTAAGTTTGTGAGATAGAAGCGAATGCCTTTAAGACTGTGCCAGGCTTACACAATTCCAGTGGATGATGGTTCCAATCTTCCATTAATACATAGTGGTAAAAATAAATATGTAATAGAATCTTTCCTTACTTAGAATGGAACTACGTCTAGAAAGGTAAATAATAATTATTCTAACAGATTATATTCTACTACATATAATAATAAAGAAATAGGTGCCATATGTCCTGACTATATAGTTAAAATGCCTTTCTTTAATCAGTTATTTACCGGAACTAAGTTTACATTTAGTACTTCTACATAGTAGAATGGAGAAGGTTATTTAACATCAGAAACTTCAGCATCTAGAAATTATAAAGTATCCTCTCACGAATATATATAGCGTACTTCGTATATATAGGATGTATACGTTGTAGGGCTACAAGATAGTCAACCTACCGCCGCAGCTAATAATTATATTTACAGAGCAAAAGCGGGAGACGCTTCAGAAGCTTACAGATATAGATTGATTGGAGATCTACAAAAATAGAATGATAATGGAACATTATCCGCTAAAGATTTACAGAATGATTGTAGACTTGTTAGGGGATTGTTTTCTCCCTACTTAGGATTAAATAGTTCGGAATTAGATATTGATACTTACTACGATATATATTATCCGGGATTTTCGGAGACTAATATAATTAACTATATGTCTGTAAGGATTTAGGACAATTCAGAATATTATCCTATTAGTGATAATATAGATATACAAACTCTTAATTACTATAATCATAATCTTTATAGAGGGGATAATTATATTTGTAACTTCACTTGGAGAGTAAATCGTAATTTCTCTGATTCTTCAGCACCTACTAACGATATTATCGTTGAAGAGAATACATGGATAGATCATTTTAAACCTTCTGACAATTTACCAAAAGATAAGTATGGAGGTAAAACTGAATTTGAATATATAAACAGAGGAGACATAAATGCTGTTAAACTTGGAAGTTGGATTACTATTAAAGTAGAATCTAATTATAATCTCAATTTAAGAAGTATTGATGAATCTAATACTACAGAAGTTGCTCTATATGGACATGGTAGAGGGTTCTATCCAGTAACCAAAATGTCTGCTGATGGAGGATTTAAAATACCGGATAGTCAGCAATTAAATGATGGTTATAATGTAGTATTTGGAGCTAGGGTATACAATAAATATCCAGATGTTCCATATGTTCAGAATATCTTTACTAATAGAATTTATTATTCTAATATTTATCCATATAATTCTATAAATAATGGATATAGAGTATTCAGCACTGTCAATTTCAGAGATTATAACTTTGAACTAGGTTCTATTACTAAAATATTAGAATGGTATGGAGATTTAATATGCGTGTTGGAACATGGTATTGTATATATTCCAGTTCAAGAAAAATCTATTGCAGCTGATGGTACTGACATACATATTAATTACAATAAAATACTTCCTGATAAGGGATTAGTTCTTACTTCTGACATAGGTTCTAAATGGTAGGATAGCATTGTTAAAACGCCTTATGGAATTTATGGTGTAGATACTGTTGCTAAGAAGATTTGGTAGATTACTGGAAGTGGTAATAGCTCTAAAGTAAATATTATATCTGATTTTAAAGTAGAACAATTCTTAAATAGAAATATTGATTTAGGAGAAACAGATAATATTCCTGTCTTGGGAATAAGAAATGTTCATTCTCACTGGAATCAGTATAAACAAGAAGTAATGTTTACTTTCTATGATTGGTCAGAACTCTATCAACAGTTAGGTATTACAGAAGATACTACTGAATTGCCAGAATTGCCTACAATATCTTCGACAGATCCAACTCAAACCAGTGTTGAGAAAATTACTCCTAAACGCTATTAGTGGAATTTAGCTTATAATATAATGTCTAGTAGTGATGGAGGAATATTTACTACTTTCTATACATGGATGCCTTCTTATGTATTTAATATTGATAAATGTATGTATTCTTTAAATGAAGATGCTACAGAATATTCTGTATTGAATTATATAGGAAAACAATTTAAAGAAGATGTTGGCAAATTAAATGATTGGAAATTAACTAATTATTTAGAGAATACTGATTACGTTTAGACTTTAAATAATGTATGGAAACATGGAGAAACAAATATTCGTCTGAATGAATCTAAACCACTACCCACTCATTGGTATGGAATGCAACATCCATTTGAATTTGAATTTATTGTAAGAGATGATCCTTCTGTTTAGAAGATTTGGAATAATCTTTATATAATATCTAATTTTGCAGAACCAGAATCGTTTAGTTTTAGTATAATTGGTGATGGATATGAATTTAAGAAAGATAAATTAAATATGTATTATCGTCAAGAAGCTACTAAGAATTTATGGCATAATATGGGAAGTAAAATTACTTACGACAAAGATTACACTTCAATAACTCCAGACTGGAATAATACTATATTAAATAATTATATAGATCCAGAAAGACCAAATCAAGTAGTAGGAGTTCCTAAATCTACATATTTCCCATTATACTATAAGAGAGCTAATTTATTACATAATCTAGATGCTGTAATGTTAGATAGTTATCATAGTCCTATATTTGATTGGAAATATCTATCAGGTAGTGAAATATTCCACAATTCTAGAGAAAATAATTATGGAATCACTACACATATTAAATGTTCTCCAAGACATAAATATGGTATATTAAAATCTAATTCAGAATATCTTGAAGATAAATGGGTAATACAAATTCCTAAAATTAATTTGGTATAGAAAAATGAATCAGATTGGAAGAATCTTCCACCTTTAGTTATTGATTACATACCAAATGATTTATCTACTAAAGATATTTCTGAAGATGTGCTACCAGAACAATATAAGGATTCAAAAGTACCTTCCGTAGGTACAGATCCCTACTGGCCACATAGATTAGATTTAGATAAATGGTCATATACTAAATATATGCCACTTAGAGATAAATGGATTAAAATTAGAGTTAGGTATAGTGGTAAATAGTTAGCTATTATTTCTGCTATACGAACTGTTTATACTGAGAGCTTTGCATAATGAGTAGTTTAGCTGGAATAGATTTATCTAGTTTAGGATCAAGTATTTCTAAATTAGGTAATAATGTATTTAAAGGAGCTTTAAAAAACCCTTCATTAGCATCTACTGCATTAGATGTTGTTGGAGGGTTTATTCCCGAAAAATCTGAATATAGTGGTACCTATGGAGATATTACCAAAGCTGCTGACAGTGTCTATGATACTGCTTCCGATGTGATAGCTGCAGTCCCTGGATGGGGGACTGTAGCATCTCTAGGAATGAAAGGTTTAGGAGTTCTAAACAAAGGTATTAGTGCTATTGGAGGTGGTACTGATGGTATGACTACAACCGATAGTGTTTTAGGTAGTAATTGGTTAGGATGGACTCCAGTAGGAATGCTTAATGGATTTGGAGGGAAAAGGTCTCACACTTAGGAATAGGGTCAATCTGAAAGAGATACTATGGCTTCTGTAGGAGGTTCTTATATGGGGTCTGTAGGAGATTGGCAAGATTCTCTTAAATATAGTAATAAGAAATATGGTTTATTCTCTAGTGGTGCTAGAAAGAAAGCCAATAGAAAGATAGATGATGCTAATAATAAGATGAATTTAATGACAGGTATTAGTAATACTGCCTAGACTTAGATGGAATTAGCCAATAATATGGCAGATACAAATAATATGAGATATTAGATGTAGTTACAGGGAGGATATGATCCTACTACAAGATTGGGTAGAAAAGGATTAAAAATAGAATACATTAAAAGAGCTAAGAGAATAGCTAATAAAGTAAAAGATAAGTAGTCTGATGTAGTAAAACATCAATCTGGAGGAACTATTGACGAACCTTTCTTTATTCCAACAGATTGGGAACCTCAAGATACTTTATCTAAATTTTAGAAAGGCGGCTCTATAAATATTATACCTGAAGGTGCTCTCCATGCTAGATTACATCATATGGAAGATGCTAAAGATCTTACTAAAAAGGGAATCCCTGTAGTAGACAATAAAGGAGTTCAACAAGCTGAAATTGAACGTAACGAAATAATCTTTAGAAAGGAAGTTACTGATAAAATAGAGCAACTTGCCAAAGAAGGTACTGATGATGCTGCTATAGAATGTGGTAAATTACTAGCTAAAGAGATTGTAGAGAATACAGACGATAAAACTGGATTAGTTCCTACATTATTCGAGAAGAAATAGGATGGAGGAATAGTAAACCCTTCCAATACTCAGAACTTCTTAAATTAGCTTAACACTGCATGGAGCTAGCAGTTGGGCAATGTAAATACTAATTTACCCTCACAGAAAGATTTACAAGGTCTATAGAATACTTTAGATACATAGGCTTAGAAACAAGCAGAAAAAAATCTTAGAACTAAATCTATGGTAGGTACAGCTGTTTAGGGAGTTATAAATGCTATAGGTGAAGGAGAACAACAAAAAGCCTTAAATGAAGCTGCAGAATAGTAGCAAAAAGATGCAGCTATTCAAGGTACTGGAGATATGAATGGTAATGAGAAAATGTATCAGCAACTATAGCAAAATACTCTTCCTAAAGTTCCTACTGCAGAAAAGGGAATTAAAGTTCCCTACGAAGAATGGGTTAAAGATGTAAATCCTAAATTTCTAAGTCCTCTATATGATTTAAAATCGGCTTATGAATATAATCCAGAATTGGCGAATAAATGGAAACAAGCTGTTAATTCAGATAATCCTGATAAATATTTAAATCTTGTAGAGAAAAACGCTGATGGAGAAGAAACTTATCCTTATCATTTACCTTCTGTAATGCAATTATCTGATGGTGATTACATATTCTTAAAATTAGGTAAAGAAGATTAGAATAAAGAATTGTAGGGAGAATTAAATTTTTATAATACCGATAAAGATTTCAAGAAGCTCTATCAGTTAGAGTTTGATAAAGACACTAACAGGTATTTCTATAGAAAGAGGTAGAAGTCTTCTAAAAATAAAATCGGAGGTATTTTAAAAGTAATTAGTGATTATGACGATTCTAAATTAGATAAGTTAGAATCAATATTAAAAGTAATAGACTAATGGAAGAAATAAATATTAAACTTGGAGATAAAGAATTTAAGGTTAAAAAAGCAGAAACAGAAGAAGAAAAAAGGAAAGGTTTAATGAATGTTGAATCTTTACCTGAAGATAGTGGAATGCTATTCTGCTGGGACAAGCCTCAAAAAGTAAGTATGTGGATGCACAATACTAAAATTCCATTGGATATTATTTTTATAAATGAGGATTAGGAAGTTTCTGCTGTAAAACAAGGTAAGCCAGATGATGATACTCTACTTAGTTAGGATGATACATTATATGTTGTAGAACTTAATAAAGATAGTGGAGTTAAGGTTGGAGATACTTTAGATTTAGAAGATGAAGATGGCCCTGTAATGAAAGTCTTAGCTCCTGATGGATCTACTTAGATGGAATTGTGGGGAGGAGAAAGAATTGTCTCTAGAAGAGAAACTAAGATTTTAATAAAGAAAGCTATTAAAGCATATCAGTCTTAGAGTGATAATGATTATAGAACTTTAGGAAAGTATATGTTTAAAGTATTGAATAAACAAGATAATAGAAAACCAGAATATGTAACGAAAAAAGACTAAATTTAATATCCCATTTTTTTAAATAATTTATTTATATCGTCAATAACTATGAAAAGGTATATTGGATTTAGTTGTAAATTTAATATTAAATTTTTAAAAAACGTAATTAATTATGAATTTGTAGTTTAGAAAATTTCAAGATGGCGGTCAAGTAACTCCAGATTAGAGTGCTGACCAGTCTCAACAAGAACAAGCCGCTCCCCAAGAAGGAGGTCAGCAAGATCCTATGGCACAATTGATTCAAGCTGCTGCTCAGGCAGTTTAGAGTCAAGATTGTCAAACAGCTATGCAAGTTTGTCAAGTACTTGTTCAGATGGCTCAACAAGGTAGTGAAGCTCCTCAAGAAGGTACTGCTGATTAGGGAGAGCCTGTGTACAGAGCAGGTGGTAAACTTCTTAGACGTATTACTTTGTAATATATTTAAATGTACAGGGAGCATATCTATTTTGATATACTCCCTTTTATTGTTTATATATGATGGAAAATAATAACACTACATAGACTACATCTACTCAAACTGCTTAGAAGCCTTCTGTTCCAGAAGTATCTAAGACTATAGATGTTAATGGAATAAGTCTTGATAGAAGTGCTGTACTAGACCAACTTAACGGACAGTACAATAGCTTCTTCAATACTTATAAGAATATGTGGAGTAAAAAGCAGTAGAAGCAAATATTAGCTCAAAGAGATGCTTTATTCTCCAATATACAAAATGGAAATATAAATAAAATAGGTAATAATACTGTAGATGTAACCAATATGGAAAATTCCGGCATTGATCCCACAATGAACGGTGCTGGACAGATTAATGTTGGATATATATCTAAAGTAGGTAATTGGATGGCTAATAAATATAAGCAAGAACATCCTGAAAAGAAATTTGATGCTACTACTTTAGATACTCTGTATAAGAACTACTTTTATGGGGGTTCTGATGATGGTGATACTCAAGCATGGTTAGATTTAGACCCTGCCGATGCTAAAGGAAAAAGAGGTACTTCCGGTAGAATTGCTGCTTTAAATGGTTGGCTGAATAGTCTCAATTTAGATGATTACTCTTCGGCAGATTCTGCTTTAGGAAGTATGGATTCTGTAAAATCCAGACTTACTAGACTTAGAACTGCTTTATCAGATGGAGTGCTTAATAACGAAGATTACATGGCAGCTAATTCTTTAGGTTTTAATCTTAGAAAATATCTGACTGATGAATCTTCTGATGATTTAGCTACAAAATTAGCTGCACAAGCAGCCGGCAAGGCTGGTACAACAGGTGGGGCAGCCGGCAATACAGCAGGTTCTACAACAGGCGGTACAACAGGTGGTACAACAGGTGGTACAACTGAGGGTTCGGAAACTCCAAAAAGATCTGCTGCAGAAGAAGCAGTATTTGGAACTACTAAAGATGAAGATAAACAAGTAGCTTTAAATCTAGCCGATAGATACCTTAATATATTTAAATAGAATAAAGGTAGGTATGGACAAGGATTTGCAGCTTCACCATTAGGAGAAGTTCGTATAAAGACTAATGGAGTTTATGATCCTAATAGATCTTTAGGAGTGACTCTAGCTATGTTAAAGAGCTATGGATTTAATAATATAAATAGCTATCTTAACTATGTAGGTAGAAATGTATTTAGAAGAGGTTTTGGAGAATATCTTTCTAATTATAGAAATAAGAGAGTAGATTTAAATAGATATTTTAAGTCTACGGGCAGAAAACTCGTTGGAAATGCTCCTACTTATGGACAGCTTTATTCAACAGCTATGGCTAGTTATGTTAGACAGCTTAAAGCTGCTGCAGCTGCAGGTAAGTCTACAGAACCAATTTATAATTATAAAGGTAATTAGGTTATTGTAGTACCAGAAAGTTTAAATGAGCAGACTGGTAATTTAGTATTATACGATATAGATAAAGGACTGTTCTATAATGAGAATCTTGGTAATACTAATATCAAAACATCTAATGGAGGATCTTTGATGATGACTTATATGATGACAAAGTATCCTTCAATATATAATTAGGACCAACCTTAGACTACTACAGCTCCAGACGTACAGGGCGAAGGAGAATAGACTACTACTACCAACACTGATTCTGCAGAAGATCGAGATACTGATTCTGACGACAATACAGTATCTTCTGAAAAATATGGTGGTATTCTTAAAGCATATTTCGGCACTGCAATAGATTATGGTGGTGAATCTGCTGATCCAATACAGCCAACATTACCCGTGCCTCCTTCTAAGACATAGATTGCAGCTAAAAGAGCATCGAATGCTGAAAAATTAAAAGCATTAAAACTACAATAGGCTAGGAACAAAACAACTATTTCTAAAAATGGCGATTTGAATCTAAGTGCTTCAGACAAATTGAGGGCAGCCGCACTGGCTCAAGATATTATAAGTGCAGGAGCTGCTTATGGTGTGGGTCCCTACGGTACAACCGTTTCAGCAATTACAGGTTTAACTGGAGCAGCTACTGATGCAGCTGCAGATTGGATGGATGATTCTATGACTACTGGAGAAAGACTCGCAAATTTAGGAGTAAACTTGGGTCTTACAGCTGTAGGATTAATTCCTGGAGTTAAAACAGTTACTACTGCGGGAAAACTTGGGAAATTTGCTATTAAATCTATACCAATACTGCTAGCTGTAAAAGCTGCTCCAGAAATGATTACGTCTTTCAAAAAAGCTGCAGATGGTAAAGATCTTACAGAAACTGATTATAAAAATATTGTATATGGCTTAAGAATGATTGCCGGCGGGTTTAAAGTTGGAGGACAAGCATATTCTAGTAGACGATTTAAGGCAGAGCGTAACGCTCAACCAACTACCCGTACCATGCAAGAAATATCTGTTAAAAATAATGGATAGGACGTAAAAGTAAGAGTTACTCCCCAACAGCTTAAGGATATTAACAAAGCTAAAATTCAGTCAGAAGCTAATGCTAGATTGCAACAAGCCTTAGCCGATAATGGGGTTAAAGAATCAGGAAACTATAAAGTAAATGATGGGTTATTCCCTGAAAACACTTCCTTAAATCCTTTTAAAAATAGTAAATCTAAGATTTAGGGTAAAGAAGTAACTGAATAGATAAATACAAATGGGTTGGTAAGTGATGCTGCCATTGTAAATAGAGCAATGAATATAAAACATCCTTGGATGGCCAAACATCTTAGAACCAACTATGATGTTTACGTTAACGGTAAATCTCCAATACGTTTATTCGATATGCCTTCAGTTAGACTATTCGCAGTCAGACAACCTACTTATAACAGAGCTACAGCTATGGAAGATGCTAGAAATGCAAGAAATGCTGATATTCAGACAGGTAATTCTTAGCCTTCTCCACAACCTGCTCCACAACCTGCTCCACAACCTGCTCCACAACCTGCTCCGTAGCCTTCTCCGTAGCCTTCTCCGTAGCCTTCTCCGGAACCTGCTCCAGTAGGAGGTAGTGGTACTTCAACAGGAAGTGGTACCTCTTCTGCAGGAAGTTAGCCCGCTCCACAGCCTTAGCCTACTCCACAGCCTTCTCCAACAGGAGGTTCTTCAAGTACTGGAACATAGCCTTCCAGCGGAACTTTACTCAAAGATGTATAGAGTATATTCGATTTTAAAAATAAAGCTATACGCGGAGATAGGTTAGAATAGTTTGTAAGTAATAATAAGTAGGCTTTTGATAATCTTTCTAAAACAGATAAAAAAATCATAAGCGATATTATTACTATGGAACAGGGTGCTTTTAAAGGTAGTTCTTATGACGAAGTTGTCAGAAAATAGTTATTGGATATAATAACTAAAATGACAGCTCCCGAAAATAATGCTCAAGCCTTAGCTGCTAATAAGAGTGTTCTAAGTTCTATTAGATACAGACACGGTGGTATTCTTAAAGCTCAAAATGGCACTCAATTTACACCACAAGTATTTGGCAAAGATAAAAATAGAACTTCTTATGGAGGTATAACTAATACTAATAATAATACTTCGTATTACTCTAATGTATTTACTCCTTATAGTAATTATCTTATTGATGAGTTAAAATAGTATGGCAAGGATGATACTTACGGTAACTGGCTTAATAATATGCAGGTTCAGCACCATGGTTTATATCAATCTGCCGGAGGTGCTGGAGGAAATTTCTTAAATACTGCTTATAATAATAATGCTGCTGCTACTAGACAGTATCAATCAGCTTACGATACAGATTCTTTATCTAAGAATCCTACTGCTCATGGATTTAATACTAGAGGTATAGCTTCGGCTTCTTAGGCCGGCAGATATTCTAATGTAGGATATTCTAAACGTAATGGACAAGATTCTTTAAATACTGCTTGGACACCTGATGGTTCGTATAGTGGACAGACTGATGATAGAAGAATCTTAGGAAGATTAGGCGATTTTACTGATCAACAACTTACTGATTGGAATAATAAATTAAAGACTGTTGGTTGGGAATAGTATTTAGACCCTACTACTAATTACTATATGTTAAGGAGATTAAACACTCCTACTGGTACTTAGGAAGACAAGTCTACTAAAGTCGATGGAGCAAATCCTGATGGAATGAAAAAATCTACTGTTCTATAGGATATTGTTGGAGTTATAGATAAATCTAAACCTGCAATACTTGGAGCAATTAAAGCCGGATGGGATAATAGATTTAATACTAAGCAGATGAATGAAGCTCTTAGTCATATGAATCCAGTACTGTATAATACTTGGGATTTTAATAGAAAAATCTATGGTGATTATGCTACTAGAAACGAATATGACAGAGCGGGAGCAAATGCATAGTTACAAGCCGACAGAGTTGCAGCCAATACAGCTGATAGTTATCTAGGAGCAGCTACTCAAATGCAAGGTGTTTCACAAGCCAATGATAATAGAATTAAAGGCAGACTTGCTGATAACGATATGATTAGAAAGACTTATGAAGCCGCTTTGTAGGAGAATAAAGCTAATATCGAAAGACATTCTCAGAATGCTAATTAGAATAGACTTAATCTTAACAATAATGAGCGTGAGAGACTGTAGACAGTACTTACTACTAATAAGATGAATCACGATAACTGGGCTAGGTGGTATGATAAGTATGTATCATATCCTGCGGAAGAAGATTAGGTTAACAAGAAAGCATTGCAATAGAAGATAGATATACAAGATCTTGTACTAAATTCTAATGCAGGTTTGGCCAACACTTTAAAAAATATTAAGGCTAAATGGCAACCTAAGTATGATGCTGCTACAACAGATGCCTAGAGGTTGTAGATTCAAAACGATATGTAGAAAGAATTAGATGCAGCTACTCTTGATTCTTAGAAAAGATAGCTCTGGAATCTAGCTCAACTTAGAGGTTTGCATTATGATTATACTCCTATATGGGAAGCAGGTGATTCTAACTACAATACAGCTACACCTACCTATTATAAAGATGGGGGTGCCGCATTGACTATAGCCAGAATACGCGAAAAGAATAAAGATAAGGATAGGCTTGCTAAAAAATGGTAGAAGTCTATAGATAACTTTTGGAATCAATTTAGTAAATTAAAATAGGCAGATTATTCTAAAATTGTATTTAAATGAATATAAATTTTAAAAAGTTCTAGAATGGGGGTTCAATAGCCCCCTTTCTAGCCTCTTATACACCAGTACAAGTAAATGCAACAGCAGCTGACCCTGCTTTATCTTTATTTGATAATACTGGCAATTCTACAGCAACTGCTGCTAAAAGTTCTGATAGTATTGACATGAAAGATACTATGGAACTATTAAAAAGTATGAGAGGTTTAGATACTGATGTATCTTTAGTTAGCACTACCCTAGCTTAGTAGGCTAAAAGAGATGCATTGTTTGGTACAGGAGATCCTGTATTACAATATTATAAGAATATAGATTTAATAAATAAAGTTATTGAATCTAAAGAAGAATATAAAGATGCTTACGATCAGGCTAAAGCTCAAGGAGCTTTGTCTGAAGCTGCTATTTCATCTGACGGTAGGGTGGTAGTTAAAACTTAGAAAGGATATAATTTAGTTACTCCTAGACAAGCCTTAGCCTTATAGGCACAAGGGGTAGCTGCTATATAGAAGAACTCAGATTTACTTAAAGCTCGTAGACACGACCCTTCTTTAGCTTTATAGAATGAAGTGTTATCTATAGTTCAAAACAGTGTATCATTTACAACTGTTAAGAAGACTGTAGATTCTATTGTAAAATAGTTAGGCAAATCTACTGTTACACAAGAAGGCTATAGTGCTAGAGAAGGTAACTAGATTCAAGCCGGTATTGCAGCTATTAAAAATGCTGGAGTAGGCCCTATGGATGGAGTTTATAAGGTAACTTATAAAAATGAAACTCAAGAAAAATAGGCTCAAATGGCTTTGGATGCTGTATATAGAAATCTAAATGATACTTAGAAAGCCTATCTATAGTTAAATTCTGGAGGTACTCCAGAAGGAGTTTATGGCCTGTTAAAAGAAATGATATTAAGCCAAACTTCTTCCTTGCAGGAAGTTAGGTCTAAATATCTTAAGCCTACTAATACTTCAACTGGTAGTGGTTCTTCTAAAGGAAGTAGTGCTTAGAATTCTTTAGGAGATGTCAAGATGGATCCGGCTGTCCAATTTGCTTTAGGATATGGTACTAAAGAGAAAGTACCTATTATGGGTAAGGGACAGGTAGGTATAGATGTTACTGCTAATTCTATTGCTATGTAGGATGCTCAAGGCAATCCTCAAGATATGCTTACTTTAGGACAATTAGTTAGTGGTCGTCTTGGAGGTATGTTTGTAAAACGAGCTTCTATGGACGGTGCTATGTTATCTCCAGATTCTCTTAACAAAGTTGTAGTAGATGGAGGTAGAGTTTATTCTACAGAATTACCAGTAGATAGGCAGGCTTTAGCTAAAGGTATTGTCAGACCAGACTTTGGATTACTTAACAAAATAGAACAAGCTAATAGCTAGTTAGGTAATCTTGGCAGAATACCACAAGATCAATTAACTCCTGCTTAGAAGACTTAGATTAATAAAGTATATCAACGTAATGGTATTGCAGCTAAATACGATGTAAATGGTAATCTTACTTCTGAGTATAGAAGATTTGCTGTAGTGAATGGTACTGCTACAGAAAGAGCTTTCCAAGGAGGGTAGCCTAACTTTACAATAGAAGCAGCTGAAGCTGATGATCAAGCTAGAAGTAATTATGTAGATAATATCAAACAACTTACTCAAAACAAAGACTTTAAGTTGGATAACGGTTGGTTCGGAACATTTGGTACTGAAAAAGTATATAAAGGTACTATCTTTATTCCTATGAGTAGTAATTTTGTAGATTACTATACAGGTAGTGGTATAAAGATGTCTGCCAATCAGTTTGACTAGATATAGCAACTTCAAAATCATAAAGATTAGTTATTAAGTAGGTATAATAATCCTGGTAATTTATCACAATGATTCAGTAGAAAGAAAATGATATGTTGCTCAATGTTCTTGAAAATCCGTCATTTAGTATTGCGGATTTTCAAGATATTGGGCTTGATGTAAATAATACTTCTTTACAATCTAAAGATGTATATAAGAACAGTCAACAGGTTACTAGCAATCCTGCTGTACAAGATAATAACGGAAACTTAGATACTGCTAAATTAGATGCAATTTATAATACAGCTACTGCAGTTTACAATACTATGGCTCAACAGGGTTACGATAAAACTCAAGATGTAAAGACATAGTATAGTAAATATGATATATTTGCACCTGATGATTAGGTAGACTGGGCACCTCAGTTTAATATTAATACTCATGAAGTAAACCCTGATAGGACTACTTATTCTACAGTAAGGTTTGGTGAGCAAGGTGAGAGAACTAAAACTCCACAAGAAATAGCTCAATCTCAAAAAGTATATAATCCGGCTACAGGAGAATGGGAGGCATCTCCAGAAGAATCATTCTTTGGTAATTTTAAAGATGTAAGGGCCTTAGCTTAGTACGATGAAGATGTTGATATTAATGGTAAGACTAAAGGGCAGACAGGATTTGATGCTGATAATATAGCACATCATGCCGGAGAACTAAAGATAAATCCGGATACTGGTACATATTATTATGAAGACCTTAATGGTAGAAATATTAGTGGTAGATAGCTTTTACATATATCTGACGTTCTTACTAATGAAGACAGCCCAATAAATGCTATTGACTTCTTAGATAGCGATGATATTCATAAATCTGCTGTAGGTTCTTTTGTAAAGAATGCTGCTTTAGTAGGTAGTATGTTTTTACCTTATGTAGGACCAGTAGTTACTGGTGCTACTATAGTACAACAAGCTGCTTCTTTTGGAGCTACCTTAGGTAAGATACTTACTTCTTCTGACAATGCTGCTATGAATTATTTATAGGGTATGTCAGAAGCTACCAATTTCTCTAGAACTAGATCTGAATATGCTTCATAGAATATGTGGTCTCTGGAGAATTTATTTGGAATGATTGGAGATACTGTAGCCCAACTTAAGCAGTAGAGAATGTTGTTTGAACAACTTCCTAAACTTGTGGGAATGGATGGTAGAGTTCTTTCTGCTAAAGGCTAGCAAGCTATGTAGGACGAACTTCTAGCTAAATACAATAAATCTGGAGTTTTGGATAAAGCCATTCAAGACAAGTTTAAAATGCCTATGAATGAGCTTTATAAAACCAATCCTGCAGAGTTCATGAATGCTACTGAGTAGGTAAGATTAATTAATAATCTCAAAGCTGCATAGTCAATAGAGAATTATGTAAAGGATTATTATAATGTTGGTGGAGTTTTGTCTAAGGCTTATATGACAATGCTTACTGTTAATGACACCTATCAAGAAGCTAAAAATGCCGGAGCATCCGATTCTTTAGCTGCACTTACTACTATGGGATATGCTGCTGCTGAGTATGCTTTATTAAGTACAGGATTAGGTGAATGGATTTTGCCAGAACTTAGAGCTTCTAGAATGTAGAACAAAGCTATTGTAAAAGCTCTAACTAAAGATACTGTATAGGCTTTCGAATAGGCTAATGCTAAAGCTGTAACTCCAGAACTCAAACGTAGTTTATGGGCCAAGACAATTAACTTTGGTAAAAAGCTATTTAATGCTGATTATGCAGTAGGTAGATAGGGAACTTTGGGTAAAACTATTGCTTCTACTGCAGCTTCTGCCTTAGGTGAAGGTACTGAAGAAGTAAGTGAAGATGTACTTCAAGACTTTGTAAAGAGAACGTACAATTTCTATAATGAAATTAATGGCTCCTCTTCAAGAATGCATACCGAAAATTGGAAAGACCAATACTTAATGGATTTCTTGGGAGGTGCTTTAGGTGGTGGTATAGCTAATGTATCTATTAATTTTAAAACTAATAGAGAAGCTAGTAATATGACTACCGAAAAAGCTGCTCAACAACTTGTGTATATGAGTAGAAATAAAGAGCAGCTTAATGATTTCTATAAGGTATTGGATAAAACAGATATTGGCAATAAATATCTGTCTGCCACTAAAACTGTAACTGATTCTAATGGGAATGTTATAGGTTATGAACAAGGTACTAAAGACGATAATCAAGATAAGGCCATTAAAGATTTAGTACGTCAGAATTTGGATTTAATACAAACTACTTTAAGTGTTGATGGAGCAGATTTAGATGATAAATCTTTATTTGATGCTAATACTTTAAAAGATTTACGTTGGCAGTATCTATATAATAGTACTTCTACCGCAAATCTTATACAATCATTTAATACTTTGGCTACTAGAGCTTTAAGAATTCATTCTGATATTGCAACTTTGAATCAGAAATTACCAGACCAAGAATATAAAAAAGATGACCCACAATACCAAGATATACAAAAAGCTATACAATCTAAACAGCAAGAACTTACAGATGTTTAGAATCAAATTAAAGATTTAAGAGAAGGTAAAAAGTCTGCCTTGTTTATGGCACAGGCTATACTTGAAACTACTCCTTATGTATTACAAGGATTTGATAAAGCTGCTACATTCCAAGGATTTGCTGAAACTAATAGTGGAAAGAAATATGAAGATATTTCAGACGATGAATTAAATAGTTTAAAAACTAAATATCAAGATTATATTAATGGGCCTAAAAAAGAATATGTAGCACAAGCTACTAATCAGTATTTATATGCTACAAGACTATTTAGTAATAAGTTACAAGAAGTTTCGGATACTTACACACGGTTAGTTGATGAAGGGTAGAAAGAGTTAACACAACTATCTGATACAGTTAACGCTCTAACCGAATTATAGAATTTATCATAGGAAGATCCCGATAAGTTTTTGGAAGTATCTTAGAAAGTCTAGGATCGTATTAAAAACTCTGTTGCTTTATCTAAAGAAGACTTAGATAGGTTAGATGCTTTAGCAAAAGCTAATGATAATTATAATGCTGAAGAGACTTCATCTAATCCAAGCGAACAGGCTTTAAATCTTGGGGAAGAACCTTTATTTGGGGAGGAACCTTTATTTGGGGAAGAACAACCTTCAACATCTCCCGATACTTCTAAAACAGCTACTATAAGTGATGTTGATTCAGCCCTAACTAGCAAAATAACAGATACGGATACTATAGATAATTCTACTTATGCAGAAGCTGTTTAGCGCATTCTCAGCGATGCTTATAGTAGGAATTTAGAGGAAACTGTTAACAGATTAACTTCTATAGGTTCTATACCAGCAGATTTAAAATAGAATCTAGTTAAGGTTATATCTAAAACTAAAGATTTTATTGTCGGAAGACTCAGTAATCTTAGTTAGGATATGGCTTAGACTGGTAATTGGAATCTCAGCAATGAAGTTAATAGTAAAAATAAAGAGTTTGTAGACAACTTGGATAAGTTGTAGAAAATTGTAGACAACTTATCCTATACTCCAGTAATGGATATTTTAGACAGTTATAACTCTGCTATAAATGGAAGTCCTATTAAAATATCAGAAGTATTTGAAAAATTAAAAGCTCTTGAGAGTTAGAGTAGTTCTGATGTATCCCAATTCTTACTAAATGATGATTTATCTAAACAGCTGAATCAGGCATCTGTTATACTGGATTAGGTACAATCAATAGTTAGTGGTGCTAGAACTGATGATGCTGCTTTAACTATGGTTGATGAGAATACCCTATAGCCTAAAGATAATATTTGGGGTATTAATAAGACCTTAAATGATATAGCTAAAGCTAGTAAAGATGATTCTTGGAAAGATCTACCTGCTATTAGTGGATCTGTGGCTGATGCTATATATACTGATATACATTCCATTAAGGTAAGATTGGATTATTATAAAACTCTTTACGGAATAAATAGAGGATAGAAATTAAATTCTTAGAGTAGAATATCTGTTAATTCATCATATTTAAATTATAAGAGAGTTAAACAACTTTCTGATATAGTTCCAGACGATTGGGATAAGTCTGATTTAGACACCATATTGCCAACATTAGTTACATTAGAAGCTAATTATAATTCTGGTAATTTAAATCTTGATAAAGATACATAGATTAAATTAAAGAAAGAATCCATATAGTTAGAAGATGCTATTTATGAATTTTTCTAGAAGAATAAAGATAAAGATTTCTCAGAACTGTTTAACGAGAAGTCTTATAAACTTCTTACTGAAAAGTACACCTTGTTAAATGAATCTACTACAGATATTGATAGTAATTCATTTATGGGATGGTTGGCAGCAAAAGCTTCTATTAAAACTTCATCCTTCTTAAAAGGATTGTATGGAATTAATGATACTAAAATAGTTCCTCTAGATCCATAGATTTAGGCTATATAGTTAAGTGTAGCAAATATTATTAATGGAAATACTATAAGTAAGTTTGTTCAGGCTGCTAAAGATGCAACAAGGAAATATATAGATAATTTATCCGTTTCTGAGAGATATGAGTATTTTAAATAGTTATATCCTAATAATACTACTGTAGCAGCAATATTATCTACTGAGAGAGGTAAACAATTATTCTATACATTCTCTTCTTTTGCTCCACAGTATTCTAATATAACTTTAGTAGAAGGACAAGCAGGAGCAGGAAAATCCTCAGCAGTACTTAAACTTACTTCAGAATTTATATAGAAATATTATCCAGATGCTCTAAAGAATGCCTGGACAGCAAATACAAGTGAAGATACTGCTACTAAACTTAGAGATAACCTAGGAATTAAGGATGGTAAAGTGTTTAGTAGAGAATCTTTACTAAAAACCGTATTAACGGATTATACTACTCCAGATATTAATGCTGATGGTACTATAAATACTTCTAAAGATACCAAACCTAGGATAATTTTTGATGATAGTGGATTACATCATAATTATACTCTAAATGATAATACTACGGAAGTTCCTAAAGTTATATTTATAGACGAAATAGGTAGATATACTTGGGATGAGGTAGATGCTTTAAATGATTGGGCTGCTAAAAATAATGTATCTATTATAACTGCAGGAGACTTGCATCAGTCTCAGACTGTTTATGACATAGCTTTAAAAAATATAAATGGATGGTCTAATTATAAAAATGATATTTAGAATGAAATAGCTAGCAATAATTTAATACATCCTAAATCCAAAACTTTGGTAGATAGTATTAAAACTGATACTTCAGCTATTTTGTCTATACAAAGCAATGCTTTCCTACATACTCCAAAATTAGGATCTTCTCTCAGAACTGCAAACAGTCAGCAAGATGCAAATCAACAAGTTGTTGACAGTGTTCTTGATAACATAGATTCTTATAACAAAGAATTAACTTTACATTATTGGGAATCTGATACAGAACTTCGAGGAACCAAAGTAGTTGTCGATGATGTCAAGAGTGTTGAGGAATCCTTAATTAAGATGATTGCTAAATTAGGTAAAGATGAAAAGATTGGCTATGTATATAATGATACTAAATCAAAATTATACCAATTAATTAATTCCACACCTAAATACAAGGATCATATTGAATTTTATAAAGGTAATTCAGCACAAGGATCTGAAGGAAGATATTGGATAATAGAACCTAATACCAAAGCATCTGAGTATCCTCTAATGTAGGACATATACACCAGTATTACTAGAGCTTAGGAAGGAAGTGTATTAGTATTTGCACATACTTATGGAGGTCCTAATGTAAAACTTATATAGAGTGTACAAGATAAAGAATCACAAGTACTATCGTTCAGTGATTCTGATAAAGCTAGGTACACTAGACGTTACTTAGACATAAGTAATGCTGCTTTACAATCTTTCACAGATACTGCTTTACCTAAATATCAAGAAAGAACGAATAATTCTTCAACTAATACTAAATCAACTTCAACTAAAGCTGGTGGAGTGGGTAATGGTAATGGTACTGGAACAAGTGGTCAAGGAACAACTGGTAATGGTGGAACACAAGGTGGAACACAAGGTGGAAGTACTTCTGCTCAAAACCCTGCTCCTGCCCCTACACCAAAACCAAGTAATCCTAAAGAATATGTTACTTCTATGGCTAATTATAAGGATAAATATGGAGTAGATTGGAAAGTTCTTTTAGATGGATTGGCCGAATATACAGCTGAAAAAGCAGCAAATGGGCATATTATCATTTCTTTCCCTAGTCCGATGTAGGTTTAGTGGGGAGTTATGATTGGTTCTTTAAATGGATTAGACATAGATCCCGTATCTAAAGAAACAACTGCTATAGGATTACGACATCCTAAAGATGATAAACCTTATATTCCTTAGGATTCTGATTTTGATGCATTTTTAGCTCAATAGGTATAGAATTTAGGTATTCAACCTACTACTTAGCCAACTCCAGAACCAGAACCAACTCCAGAACCAGAACCATAGTCACAGCCGTAGCCCGCACCGCAACCTTCTTCTAAACCAAAAAAGAAACGGCCTATAACTTCTAAAGTAGAATGGAGTGAATTAGACCCAAATGCTTATACTGTAGATACATCTTCAGAAGATACTAAAATTACATTTAACAATAGTGTAAAAATTTCTAAAGCATGGTCAAACTAGTATATTAATGGAGGCAATTATTCAAAATTGTATAGTATTTCTATAACTCCAAGTAACTTAGTTAAAGCGACCTTTACAAAAGGCTCCAAATATACTACTAAATATACAGATGCTACTCTTGGCGATATTTCTAGTTTGGAACCTGAATTACAATCTTTTATAAATAATATATTAAATTCTAAACAATATCCTGCAGAATAGGGACTATCTGATGATGATGCTCAAAAGCAGGAATTGCATAAAGCTGATTCTGAAGACAATAATATCTAGGAAATAATTGATTAGGCAGAAAATTAGTCAGTATCCGGAAATAACAGTGCTGTTCGAGATTTCTTCTTCATGGATTCTAGTAAAACTTTTGAAGTTGGTTGGGTTAAAGATAATTCTGGAATTTATAAACCATCTTCTTCAAATGAGAAGACGTATAATAGAATTGATGGATTCAATGGATTATTTAATGCTAATGGTACTTGGAAGAGTGTATATAAATTTAATGATAAAGGAAATGATACTCTACAAAAGAGACAAGAAAAGGCTATTAAATTAATAGGACAGCTACGCCAATTCGCCTTTAATATCAATAATAAGTAGCAGTTAGTTAAGGTAATAGCTGACGCTCTTAAATTAGAAAAGAGTAATCCTTATGTTACATTTGCTATAAAATCTGGAGATGTGGTTTCTGTCGATGGAGACAGTAATGGACATCATATAGCTCAGAAAAGCAACTTTAACAAATTCGATAAGGATTCTGAGGAAAAAACTCTATACAGCAATAATTCCGAAAAAGTATATAATCGTAACTTAGTTATGATTATAGGTAATGGTGGATAGGATGTATTAGAAATTCCATTACTTAAATTAAATTCTCCTCAAACTAAAATACAGAGTTTGGGCGATAATTTTAAGGAATTGTATATCAATACTTTAAACGCCTGTAATGGAGATGAGCGACAGGCTTTAATCAAAATAGCAGCAAATCCTCTTATAAGAGACCATTAGGATATAGTAGACTGGATTAAGATATATACTAATACCAACAATGTTAGGACTATATATTATTAGAATGATCCTGACTGGACATTAGGAAAATTCTCCAATCTTGGGCCTCAGTATAATGCTGACAGAGGACTAGGTTTTTATGATGCTAACTAGAGTTTACAACAAACTAGAGATTTAACACCTTTAGAATCTATACAACGCCCTGATATAATAGTATCTGACGTACTTTCTTATATTAGTAATAGAGGTAAAACAGATGATGGTGTAACTTTAGTATCAAATCCTGGACACTTATTTGTATTATATTCTTCAAATCCTAACTACAATACTACAGAAAAACTTGTAAATAGGTATGTACAATGGAAAACTTAGAAAGCAAAAGGTGAACCTTATATTCCAGATGTTCATATTAAATATATATCTACTCCTAAAGTATCTATCGACAACTATTTGGACAGCATTGTTAATATTACTATTAAAGGGTAGAAAGGAGTACCTATTTTAGGTAATGACAAAACTTCTTACCTAGTATTGAAGAGTATTTTCTTAGACAAAGGAGGTAATCCAATAAATGATGCCGGAATTAAAAATTTAATTGAAAAAGGTTGGGGAACTAAGGCTGCAGATAGTGTATATAATTTCCTTCTTACTAAAATATAGGAACTAAACACACTTCCCCTACCGCAGTTAATGAAGCGACTAAATTAGGTTGAAGACTGGAGTAAACCGAACCTAAATTAGGTTGAAGACTAGAGTAAACCGAACGGACTTCCCGGAGGATTTGGTTATTCTGGAAAGAGTTTATCAACTTAGTTTATGTCAGTAATAAGACAGTTAATTGCTCCAGTAACAATAAAGGAAGATAGCTAGGGTAATTTCACAACAAAACCTGAAGTCAATACTGATTGTAGAGAATTATTTGTTAACTTATTTGATAAATCAAAGCAACAGCTTTACTTCCAATCTAGACTTTAGAATTCACAAACTGCCAATGTAGGAAATACCTTATTTAAGAGAGTACAAACTGATCCTAATAATAGGTTTAGAATTAAATATGATGGAGGTATATAGAATTTAAAAACATAGTTTAATATATATGGAGATTTAGGTTCTAATGCATTTATTACAGACGATTCTTTTGGGGACTGGTTACATACTATTGCTGGTAGAATCGAACGGAGTAAGAAGGGAATAGAAAGTGATTTTGGAATATATATGGACGGACATTCTAATATTGCAAATTCCAAAAATACTGCTACACCTTCTTGGAATAGTTATTCTTAGAGTATATTGAATGTCTTAGACAGCAGCTTTAAAAAAGGAATTGTTCCAGATTCACCTAATAGTTCTCTCACTGATGCTTAGATTTGGTCTATTAAAGAGGAGTTACGTAAAGGTAATAAAGATCTACTAATATTTACAAGTGGTAATAAAGCTACTCCTATAGTATTTGATACTGGAGGTCTCAATTTGTAGTTTATTTAGAATGGAGAACCTACTTATAGACTACCTATAACTAGTAATGATTCAAACTTCGATGCTATAGATGGTATTACTAAAAAACACTATACAGTATATTTTAATTCAAGTACTGGTGAAATACGTATAGTAGATCCTTCAAGCATTCAGAAAAAACCTGCTCCACAAACTACTCAGTAGAAACCTTCTTAGAAGAAATCTACTAAGGAATAGAAGCCGTAGCAGCAACCTACTCAAGAATTCAACAAAGAATTTTTATTAAACGATAATACTTTATCGGCATATAAATTATTATTAGAGAATGTATTAGGTAATGTCGGAGGAAAAGTCAGAAGTTTTAAAGAATTTGTTAGTTCAGCTTCAAATAAGAGTGATATATCTGAATGGAATACTTGGTTATAGGACAAAGGAGGTATAAGAGCACTTTAGAGGTTTATTATAAATACTTTAACAGTTGCTAAAACCACTAATCCTGGATTAATTACTGAAGAAGATAAAACTACTAAATATAACTTGGATAATGTGTCTCTTGAAGGCGACTACAAGGAAAAAGATAAATCTTTAGCTAAACAAATTCTTTCAAGTATATTGGAATATGAGAACAAAAATATATCTTGTTCAATCGGAACTGTTAAACATTAAGTAATATGAATATATGTAAATATTCACGTGATTCATTCCAAGAGGATTTCGAGAATAATCTCGAACCTCTTTGGAGTGATTCTCTTGTAATTAAAGATGCTGCCGGCAATGAGGTAGCCATAACAGATAATATAAGAAGAAATTATATAAATAGATTGATAGATTATTTAGGAGGTTCTTACAATATTAAAGGTAATTTTTCAGATGCAGTAGAAGCTATACAAGAATCTATGGAGAATTACCTCGATGAACCTCTCCAACTGCCTGAAGAAGATATAGAAGCAGCTTTAAATCGTCACAGCATTACTTCGAGAGACTAGTTAAATGAAGATAGTTCTTCAACTAAATTGGAAAAAGATGATGAAAGAACTGCTTATAAAAATTCATTCAAGAATATTTATCTAACTAAATATTTTGGAAAATGTATTCCTGCATAGAATTACTGTACAAAACAGGCAATTAAAGCTATTGTAGACAGTTGTATTATTTCTCCAGAATATGATGATTCTGGAAATATTATAGCCAGACATATAGTAGTCGATGACAAATAGTTAAATAGAAATATCAGAAATATTTAGGAACAGTTATATCAAAACATACTTAAATATTTAAGAACTAGATTTTCTAAGAATATTGAAAAGGTAAACAGTTTACCTCAATCCTTATATTCTCAAGATTAGTCTGTATATACTGGAGGATTTGAGAGATTGAATGAAGAATTTGGAGATGTACTAAATCCAGATTCTTTTAACAGTTCTTATTTGGACAATTTGTTTGTAACCTATAGTACAGCAGTTGGCCTTAGTAAATAGATTACTAAAACTGAAATAGATGGATATACCTCATGGGTAATGTTAACTAACTTTGATTCAGTACTTAGAGGAAATTTGGGAAGTTCTATATTTATAAATAGTACATTACCTGCTTTTAACCCAGAATCTGCTACAGGAAATCTTGATAGAGTTAAATATTCTCTCACCAAGGCTAAAGCTTCAAACATGAATAAATCATGGAGAACTTCTGAGGATATAGATGTTTCTGACGAGATTAGTAACGTAGTACAAGTATTGATAAATAATATTCCATTTAAAGGAAGTGATAGAAATATTAGGTTTAATGAATTTGGATATATTATAGGAAAATTAAAAGACTTATCTTATCATATAAATCCCACTGCTAATTAGGTAGAATTTAATGATGATTTATATGTGAAAGATATATTAAATGGTGAATATATTAAAATATCTGACAGAACTAGGAATCTAGTTGAAGGTGACACTTTCTTTAAAATATTAAATAGTATATAGACTTCTGCACAAGAGTATATTCCAGCAATATTTGAAATATTAAGCAATGACGACTTACGAGGAAAATTAAAAGAATTGATTCAGGCAGATTACCAACTATCAGACTTTGATGTAAATCTAATTAAGTCACTTTATGATGGATTGTTTAATCCTGATAGTAAAACCTCATTACTATATGCTAATGATGTAAGTGGTTACGATGCATAGAATTATATGGGTTATATTACTCAGGCTTGTGATGGAATTTCAAATGCTAGATATATTCAATATTTTAGAGACAGTGATGGAAATATTTATGCCCGAAATTTATATGACCAAACACTTGATGGTATCCAATCAGATATTGAAAATAATATATTAATATCTAATTCTAGAGATATTAAGCCTTTTGATTTTGAACATTTCCACGAATTTTCGGTTGAAACTAAAAAAGATGAAGATGGCAATGAATCGATAGTTTCTATAAGATTTAGAATTAATGGTAACAAAGAGTATATAGTATATCCTAATAATAATAATGAAATAGTTACTAATGATGGAGTACGAACCTCTTTAGACAAAGCTGACTTTGATGATGTAAAGAATATCGTACAGGAAGTATTACATTAGAATTTTGACACTAACGATGAATATTATAAATCATTATTAATAGCATATAATTAGCAGGAAGGAACAGCTTTATAGGACTTGCTTACTCTTTCCGGAAATGCTGTATTAAATCTTTATATATCAAATAAACTATTAATAGATTCTGATAAGAATCCAATTTATAATACTAGAGAGATACATGATGTTTTAAAGAATATATATGGAGAAATATCTAGAGGTAAACTTACCTCAAAAGCACCTAAGTATAATAAAAGTTTAGGTTAGATATATCTAACTTCTCAATACGACTATCCAATACTAAGTAAGTTAGCTTTAGCTAAAGCATTATATACTGGTAGAATAACCTCTTCACAAGTACGAGATGGTAGTGGTAATGCACTTCCAAGCACTTCACTATCCCGTCTTTTAGGAAATATTCTACAACAATATTACACTAAAGGACTTGCTGTGGATTCTGTTGTGAATAATGTAGCTCTATTCAAACCAGGAGTTTTACAAGGAGTATTTTAGGCTAAAGAGTTTAATAATAAATAGTAGAATACTTCTACAGCTCATACAGAATTTAATGCTGCTGAAATAGAATAGTCATAGTTATTTTATGATTTCTTACTAGGATTACAACCCAAAATAAATAGTAGAACTCCTATAGGTGATGGTAAAATAGGTATATTACCTTCAGTCAATTCGGATAAATCTAATATAGGGAGAATTATTGTAGATTTAAATAGAATACTTATAAATGGTTAGTCCCTATATAAATGTTTGGTAGACACCTTTGGTAATGTACGTGAAAATGCTGAGGAAGTATTAGATTAGTTTATCTATGATGAACTGGGAAACAATAATGGTGTATATACAAAAATTATTGCAAATATCAATGCAAAATGGGATAAAACCTAGTAGGCTATAAATGAATATCTTACTCAATTTAATAGTCCTTATAGTAATATTGCTGGAGAACGTACAGGCAGTATTATGGATAAATTGAATTAGGTTTATATTAAAAGTGACCGTACTATACAGAAACCCGCTGCTTTTCTTAATGATGTTACTCGTTGGTGGAATAATAAACATCCTAATGATATTATAGAATTGACCGAACATTCTACTTATGAGGTAGATAAATCTTCTGGAATATTATTACAAAATATTCTGTTAAATACTATGAAAAGCAGATTGAGCAGCACTACTTCAATACATTCCTTCTTTAACCGGTAGAATGGAAAACTTTTAAGAGATTTATTAAAAGATAACTTTGATGGCGGTGGGAAAATATATATAGGACTTGTCGATTTATCAAGTGGTAACAAAATAGTGGTACATAATATAAATGATTTATATTTAAATCTCAATAAAATTAATACTGCTTTTAAGTCTACTCTAACTACATCTTCATCTTTAGATGACATATTGAATACTTTAGGAGGCAATATTACATTAAATCCTCTTATAAGTATATATAATAAATTGAATTATATATTCTCTTAGGAATGGATGATTTCTAATGTAGGTGGGCATTTCAACCACCCTGCTAAAGCTTCTATAGATACAACTTTATTTAGAACTGTTCCTCTTTCTGCATCAGAGTTGTCGGAGTTGGACAATCTTACGAAGGTTAATAAATAGAATAATATTCGACTGGCATAGTTATATAGACAGTATGGATATGATGATAATGCTTTTAAAGAAGCGGTTATAGATAAAGTACGTAAAGTAAATTCTAAATTTGGAAATACTAGAAAAGCCTTTGGAGAAGATGCTGTTAATAAATTCTTATAGAAAAGGCATGATGCAGAAATTTTGGATGAAGCTGGTAGATTTAATTCTCAGACAAAACGTAATGTATCATACACTGCTGCTATGCATCCTTACCAACTTAAAAGTTTACAAGGAACACCAGATGTTGCTAATGTTGTAGTTATGAAACAGCCCTCCACAAAAGTATATACAGTAAATGGTGACTATACCGATGCGTATGTATCAGATGGTGGTATGTTCATAAATCCTTGGATGGCTTATTGGGAAAATGGTGCGCTAGGTTCTGAAAAAGTAGGTATAAATAAGAAATAGTATATACATTTCTACAAACAGGATACTGGTACTGGCGGTATGGTAAAAACCGCCGGATATGCTATGACTAATGAGCTTATGAGGCTGTCTCCATGGTAGCGAAGAATGACTAGAATGATGGCAGATAGAGCTTGGAGAGATGAACAGGGTAATACAATATTTTTAGATGTAACTAAAGATTATAATAATAATAAAATTCTGTTACAAAATAATAATGATATTCAAGGTTCTTTCTTTATTAAAGTTGGAGATGATTATTACAAATTCTTACAATTAAACTATAAAGGGAAGGGACGTTATACTAGAACTCTTTAGAAAATAGATCTAGAAACTCTAACTGGTAAAGAAACTAAAGAATATGATTTAGAAGGCAAGGTAGTTACTGACACAAATGCCGGAACAGTAATTGATTCTAATTACAAGTTATGGCAAATGCTTGGAGGATATGAATGTTACGAACAGAAATCTGGAATGAATAGACTAACTCATTCTGAATATAGTATTAAAGCAGTTGCTGATATTGCTAATAGAGTTGGTATAAAAAAAGTTCCTGAGGGAACTACTGTACGCACACAATCTGATTTATATCAGGTTATGAAACATTCGGATTTTCATTACGTCTGTGACGAAGGTAGTGTAAAACATGGAGAAGCAGGAGTTGAAGACCTTACACCATATCTAAACGGAAGTAAGCCTATAGAAGACTTCAAGCCTAACTTTATGCATGTTCCTATGGAACAATCTGGTATTCAGTTGGATAAGGAGCATAATGCTGACTAGGAATCTTTATCTATATTTACTTAGGTTATTAGTGCTTGTGCGGCTAGAGGATATACAGCAGATAAAGCTCAGAACTTATATAAATCTTTAGCAGCTTTAGCTTATAATGCTACAAAAGAATATCAAGAAGTTTTTGATTAGTTCTTGGAAAATCCCAATGTGTATAGAGATAGCTTTTAGGAAACTATTGCAAATCTATGTGCTAAAGCCTTAATGAATGAAAAGAATACTTCTGATGTATTGAATTATGTTGTAAGCAATCTTATTAATTTAGCTAAACAAGGAGAAAGATTTAAATTTAAGGACAGTATTCCATTCAGCGATAATTCTATATATAATAAATTAATATCTACTATAGGCTCTACACTCACTAAATCAGCTATTAAAGTTAAATTGCCTGGACTGTTAGCAGTGTTGTGTCCAAGTAGTGGAATTGTTAAACTTTATGGAGATAGGTTGCTTAGTTCTTATAAGCCTGGAGAATTAGAAGCTCTACAAGTAGAAAAGAATAATAACCCTAATTGGACTATTACTGATGGGACGATTACTCCTACACAGTTATCTAGAACATATACTCTTACTGTAAATCCCGGACATGAAGAAAGCATTAGTAATGTTTTAGGTATTACTCCTACTTCTAATACTATAGACTTTACTTTATATACTCCAGTTGAAAGAGAAAAACTGAAATAGTTAATTGCTCAAGGAGATATAACTAGTATTGTAGAAAATGTAATGGTGGGTAGGGATTTATCTGCTTATGATGTTTTCTTTAAAGGTACAGATGCTGATGGAAATACTTAGCAATATTCTTTATACGATTGTGATGTAATTAAATAGAGATTTGCAGATAAAGAATCTGTAAGTGATGAAAATTTGCAATATTTATTAAATGTGTTATCTCCTTCATCCTAGGCATACGATGTTGGAGATAATGCTGTTACAATAAATGGGCATGATATTACAATAGATAGAAGTTCCATACAAGTTAAACCTTATGAATTAGTAATACCTAAAGTATTTGCTACCAACTTTGGATTAGATTTTGATACTGATTTACACGCAATATTGCAAGATCCACAATACTTTACTAAAAGATTAGCATCTAAGATAGCGGATACTATTGATGATTCTTATTATAGTGTAGCATTTACAAGTCTTGGAGGAGATCCTGTATATGTATTAGATAGAAATAAAGCCAAATCCTCTGATAATTTTAAAAGAATAGATGTAAACACTGCAGTAGATAAGGACGGTAATGTAGACATACTAGATGACAACTTTAATAAAGTATTAACACTATCTAAAAATTAGAACGATATTGAATAGGATCCAGATTTACATTAGGATGAAGTATGGCAATACGTTGATGGCTAGGGCCTTACACATAATGTAATAGTTACTGATGATTTAGCTTATTATGCTAATAATACTAAATGTAATGGAATTAAAGTTGGAGAAAAGAATTATGATGATTCTACTGAAGATTTATTAAAGAATTCCAAAAATAAAACTGTATAGAATTGGTATTGGACTATTGCTAAGAGTGGAAGTATTACAGCAAAGAGTACATTTAAAGACAGTGTACGTGCTTTTAATGCCTTGCTTCATAATGTTACAAAAGAAGGATATACCAGTAATAACTTACGTAATAGTTCTATAATAAGCAATCTTGCAGATTAGGGAACAGAAATCTGGGAATCTTTCAAGAAATCATTAGATGTTGTTGCTGCTCGTATTCCTGCTCAATCACTACAGTCAGTAATGGCAATGAAAGTAGCAGGATTTATTGATAGTGACGTTAATACAGCATATGTAAGTACCTTGCAGACTTATTTATAGGGTTCCGACTATAAATAAATATTGTAGTCTTTAAATTTCGTGAACTGCGGGAAATTCCTTAGAGCTTATTTATACTAAAATATATTAGAAATAATTATATTGGTCATAATTAACTGTTATGAGTATAGTAAAAAGTAAATAAGATTGGACAATCCGCAACTAAGTACCTTAATTTAAATTGAATTTATTAATGTGCTAATGCTATTTAAAATATAAATTTAATTATAAAAAGGTAAAAGCTCATCGACTATCCCTTTATGGGAGTAGCTGGAAGCATTTTACTTTAAAAAATAAATAATAGTAACAAATAAATTATAAAGTAAAATGGTTAAAAAAATTTCTAAAAAACTTAGTAAAGCACAAAAACAATTACTTATTGCATTAGTAATTGGAGATGGTACTATAACTAACCATCCTGATTATAAAATTGCACATAGTAGTAAACAATTATTTTATATAAAATGGAAAATAGCTCTTTTGGATAAATATAATATACAACATGGAGGCTTAAAATTATACGAAAGTAAAGCTGGTTTTAATAAAGGACAGATGGTTCCGACAGTAAGATTAAAAACAAATATGACTATTAAGGCCCTGCGTAGAAGTATCTATACCCCAAAGAAAACTATTACAAGACGTTTATTAAATTGGCTAAATCCATTAGGTATAGCAATTTGGTATATGGATGATGGGTTTATAAATATAAATAATTCCGTACAAAGGTCTTCTGTGTAGCATACAATAAAAATATCTACTTATGTAGACCTACCTACCTGTACTACTATTATAAAATATTTTAAAGATATTTGGAATATAAATTTTAGACCATTTAAAGAAAAGTCTAAATGGTTTTCGATAGCTACCGCTACAGAAAATGATTGTAAAAATTTTATTTCTGTAATAAAACCATATATTATTCCTGAATTTTTATATAAAATAAGAACTAATTTTACTAAAGAAAAATTTATAGAATATCAACAAAGTTGTCCGGCGAAGTGCGAAACATTCTAACAAGAATGATGATATAGTCAGTTTTGTATTGAAAGATACAATGTAAACGGATATTGACGCTGTATCATTAGCTATGTATGCTTTCGATAAACAAGGAAAGTTTGTATAGTGGTCTCCTTACTTTAATCTAAGTAGTGCAGATACTTTACAAGCTTCTTTGCAATTACCTTTCCCTACGGGAAAGATTTTAACTTCTACAGATGTAAGATTTGATTAGAGAAATCCAAATAATATTATGTACTATATTAGTACCTCTAATAATCCAGATGATTCTAAACCTTTTGTATTATATAGAGGATAGGATGGAAGTCCTAAAATAAAATATAATTTAGATAATCCTACTAATATATTAACATTGGCCGGATTCCTAGATTATATAAATAACTATGGATTTGTCTTTAATAGTGGTGGCTTGTCAGAAAAAACATATGGACAAGTTGCGGATTTATTGCTTCCTATAATTAATAACCATAATAATTATATAAATACAGTTAGAGATAGCCGTACTAAAGAAGATATGATAAAAAATAGTATATAGTAGGCGATCTTTGATATTGTATTGGATCCTAAAAACTAGCGTGAAGCACAAACCTCTGTAGATACTGCTACTAAATTAGCCAAAAGTGTTGCTAATGGTAAGATAGAAGATATAGCATCTCCAGAAAATGAGGAATCTATAAGAAATACTCCGGGAGCATTCACTACTAATATTTATGGATTTACTTCAAATCAAGTAGGTAAAAAAGCAATTGGTATTGCTGCAGCTACTGGATTAAAAGCCTATTTTACATTAACACAATACTGTAATAATCTTCTTAAACAGGGGAATGAGAATGCTTTAAAAAGACTTAGATTTGATGTAGAAATTGGAGGTGAGGAATATCATACACTCTCTAACATATATACAGATAAACCAAATTCTTTTGCAGAAGAATTAATAAATCTTGCTAAAAATGACTAGGATTTTGCTCTACAAATATCTGTAATGGAATCTCTTTCTACCGATAATGCTAAAGAGCTTTGTCTGTCTAAGTTAAATTGTACTACAGATACTATGGGATTGTGGCTATATGGATTAGCTATAGGTATGGATTTTAAAGATATTGCTAAAATTATGATGTCTCCAACAGCCTTCTCATTAGCTAATACTATGAGAGGTAATGTATTTAATGGAGATACTGCTGTATCTATTAATAGGTTAGGTAGCTATGTTAATGACGGCCCATAGAGTTCTACAGCTCAGAAAATTATTAAGAAAATTATTGGCGTAAAATACGATTTTTCAAAACCTTTATACGAAAATTTTAAAAATCATCTTGGTACTCAAGAGGACAGTGAAGATACTGATACTGAAATACTAAATCTACTTCAAGCTGATTTAAATAGTGTATCTGCTTCAGATGGTAAGGGAATTACTCATTAGGAATATTTGGATTATGCAAAAGGTGTAGATGAAATAGTGTAGTGGTTGCGGTTGTATAGAGAAGTAAATAACAATCATAGGGTATATGAAGATTTTATGCAGTTAGCTAAAGGAGCTTCTGAAATGTTACAATTAAGTCAAATATTACATCTAAATCAGGGACTATTTAATTCTGATACAGATATTTTAGCTTTTATAGATAAATTCTCAAACCTCATAAATGATAGAAGGTATCAAAATAATCCCAAAGAGATTATTCCTAAAGAATCCAAAGTTACAATAGATTTACATCAATTTGTAACTAATCCTAAATATAGAAATGATATTATTAACGCCTATGAAGATGTAAAAGTCTCTTTCAATATATTAGATGTATTGGCTAATATGCCTACATATTTCCAATATTTAAAGACATTGGATTTGCAGCACGCTATGAACTATAATATTTCTAGTAAATATAGAGCAATGACCGATATTGGCAAGAGAGCTGTGAATTATGTAGGAGCACATAGTGCTAAAGATGTTCAAAAGGTATATAAAAGAGTATCTAACTATATAGATATTTACACTGCTGCTAAATGGATGCTTGAATCTGATTATAATCCTGCCTAGTATGGTGATCATGGTATTAATATATACTTACCTATAGGAGCATATTATTATATTCAAGATGTATCGAATAATAATATTATTACAAAGCGTAGAGTGACAAAAGGAGAACGTGAAGATATTTTTGGAGAGAAACATATAGTTAACTCTTTGCACGGTATGCCAGTAAATTTAGGTACTGCTAATGGTAGAGCTTCTTTTAAACATTGGATGGAATCTACTGTAATACCTAATTTACAAAAAGGTAGAAATGGTAAAAGAGGAGCTAATAATAAATATATTACAAACCCCAATTCTCCATTAAGATCTAATCTATTTATATAGAGATTAGGAGTAAATCAATTCACTAAAACTCCTATGGGAAATCCTATATTAGGATATGCTTTGGATATTAATATGTCTCCAAGAACTGACCATGAAATTGAACTTTTATATCTATATAAACAACAATTTAATAAGTTAAAAACTTATGGAGAATATAGTAAATATTATACAGGTACACATAGTTACGATTTAACAGAATTATTCTTCCTATATAATTTATGTACTTATCAAAATAAACTTGGTGAAAATACTCTGACAACGATATTTTAGGATAGTAGGGATTGGGGAATTATAGGAGACTATTATAAATATATCAATACAATGGATCGTTCTAGAGACGTTATAGCTCCAGAAATTTCTGACATTGTTCAATATATAGCTCCTATAGCCAATAAATACAGTACTAAATTAAAAAACTTCCTAAGTGTTGATTCTATAACAGGAGATGTTGTTGTGATGACTAGAAAAACCAAGGCGGATATTGAAGTAGAGTAGGAATATACTGATCCAAATGCTAAAATAGATCCATTTAGGGTAACACCTTTAACTAGAGATGTAAATTATCCTACTTTGGAATCCTTGAATAAAGTAATAAATATTCCAATACTTGATAAATCCGAAGACTCCGATGTTAAACTTAAGAATATTCCTAAGAGTAATTAGTCGTATGAGGATGAATCAGGTAACGTGATTGATATACGTAATATAAAGATAGAACATACTAACGGAAGTATTCTTAAGATTTTTGTTAATGATAAATAGGTAAAAATACCAAATGAATATTTGAAGTATTTTACCCATATCCCAACAAAGCTATAGTATTTTGGAAAATTGCCAAAAGCGGTAAATGATTATGGAACATTAGTCGATGATATAGTAACATTAATATCAAGAGTATGTTAAATTGTATTAACCCTGAGTTAAATCAGAAAGTTCATGACTTACAAAAAAAGTCTGGACTTTCTGATTTTCCATTACGCAGTTAGATAAGACATTATCTTACAAATCATAATGGTAGATTACCTGAATTAGATGAATTAAAAGGAGCTAATTCTGAGCCTTACTTATACAAGGATTTAAATCTGCCTAAAGGAGGAAGTGCTGATATAAAAACTTTGCTTGAAAAAACAGGTGCTCAAACTTTCTCAGATGCTATTATTAGTCTAAATAATACTTATAGAGATTTAGAAATTGAAGGTCATGAGTTAAATAATGACACATATTACCTAAAAGTTAGACATAGGCCAACAGTAGATAGTAGTATGTTAGGAGTATTTGATGATGCTCAAGTATCTCCAAATGTGAATGTTGTAGATGACCATACATTAATTGTACAAACTGTAAATAAATTGGCAAGTTTATATGGAATAACTATACATAGAGTAAAAGAGGATAAATTACCGCAAGGTTCTAAGAAAGGAACTGTTAGAGGATATATTTAGAATGGGGAAGTATATATTGTAGAAGGTAATAATGGAGTAGATACCAAATTACATGAAATGATGCACTTAATATTGGGCAGTGTAAAATTTCAGAACCCATCTTTATATTATAATTTAGTTGCTATGGCTCCTCAATTTTCTGGTTTTAAAGAATGGGCCAGAAACTACGTAAGTACATATGGAAAAGATACCTTAAATGATTTATCTGAAGAATTTATGGTAAGCAAAATTGCCAACTATTTAAGCGGTTAGAGTAACGATACTCAATTAGCCTCTATGATTAATAATAATCCAGAAATGTGGTATTAGACTATGTACCATATGAATAGATTACTAGATTCAGTGTTTATGGGAGGGGCTTCTGTTAAAGCAATTCCTGCCAGTAATCTATATAACTATACGTTTAGGCAAGTGGCTAATATGGTTAATTCTGCAGTAATGTAGAATAAATATTATGGCAGTCTAGATGATGCTTAGACACACCGTATAGAAATGAATCTTAAAAAGCACTATATGCAAAATGATAGATTGCTAATGAAATGTGAATAAATATTTTAAATATGTTAACTTGTAAATATACTTTATTAGATAAAGACAAATAGTCTATAATTGGAGAATTTGACACAGAGGCACAATTAGACGACTTTTTAATAAAATAGGATGAATGTAATAATAATAATCAGAATATATCAGATATAGTATTTTCTAGAAGTGCTCCAAATTTGAAAGCTCAACAAATTCTTGAAGAATAGGCAGTTATCTCTAAAGAACTTGAAGAGAAAAGATTGTTATGGAGTAAAGCTATAAAAAATGCTGTAGATGATGATTCTGAAATTATCCTTATGGCAGATCCTCCATATATTGGTGTTACTAAATTCTTAGATGGTAGAAGAAATAATGAGGGAGATCTACTTACTCCTGAATTTATTAGTGAGAATTATTGGGGGAATAGAAAATCCCATTGGACATCATAGATTCCTGCAGGTTAGAGTATTAAAGATATGTTTAATGCTCAAGAAATTAAACTTCTAGCCGACGGAAATACTGACGAAGAGAGATATTAGAATTTCTTACAGAGTAGAACGTCTAATGGAACATATCAACCCCTAACTCAGCAGGAAGCAGATAATTTTTAGAAGACTATTTTAAAGAAATGGGCATTTATAAATACAAGAGGTACTGCTATACACTTTGTAATGTAGCAATATTTCAGTCCGTTAATAGGTGCTGACGGTAAACCACTTACTAAAAATGGTAGAGTTTTTAGAGTGTTTGACTTGACAAATTCTCCACAAACTTTAAGTGGCGTCAATTTTCCATCTATTACTGATTATATAAATCGGAAAATTAGTACTGATTTGAAATCTTAGATGGGCAGAAAATTTAGTCCGGATCTAATTACTCCAGAATTACTTTAGAATGCTCTAAATTTTGCAGAACAGTTCCACGAGCATATTAAAAAAGTGTTAGGACAAACTGAAGATTTGGATTTTTTCCCTGAGTTCAAAATAACTGGAGATTTACATACTACTCAAGGCCCTCCAAAATTGATGGGTATTATCGACTTATTGGTATTGGATAATAAAGGAGTAGCTCATATTTTCGACTATAAATGTTCTGATAAGAAATACTCCGATTTTAGTGAGGCGAAGAAAAGAGGATTCTATTATCAGCAGGCTATATATAACAGACTGTTAAATCAACATGGCCTAAATACCTATAACAACAATATTAGAATTGTGCCTATTGCTTTAGATAATTTTAGAGGTGAGAATATAGAATACACTTTATCGGATCCAGATAAAGTTGACTTTACTTTTGACAATAAGCTCTATTATCCACCTCAGATGTCTGTAAATATCAGACCTGATATTACTTCTGTAAACTCTAAAGGTGAATCTAGAATACTTGATAATATAGATGAGTTTTTACCAGAATCTACTGTTACTAATATAGCCTCTGATAAAGCTGTAGAATTTGTAACCACCATGATGGGTAGATTCTTTCCCGACTATTCTGGAGGTAAAGAGATAAATGAAGATCTTATTGAGCAGGAAATAAAAGATGCTGGAGGTTTTGAAAGAGATTCTGAAGGTAAATATTCTTTTGAAGTATCTGCATATAAGAAATTATCTTTTGACGATCCTAAGAAACTGTTAGATGCGGTTATAAAAGAGAGAAAGTATCAATAGTTACGTAAATCTCAGTTAGCTTCAACTACAATATCTGCTTTAGAGTATGCCCAAAAGAATAACACCAAAGATATACAAGATATTATTAAAAATATTGATACTAGATTCATTTAGGATAAGAATGCTTATCAGGGATGGTTTAGAAATTATCTGTAGAAATATTGTAATTCTGATTGGCAAATATTGTCTAGTGAGAGTGCCAGATTCTTTGGATTAATATTACTTAGAAATACTGTTAATAATTAGATAGATGTTATTAAATTGTCTGCATCTAGCCTTAAACGTATTAGAAATATAGATAAAAGTAATAAGAATGTAAATATCGACAGAGCTTTTGAAGACGATATTACTGAAAATCAGAATACTAATTCTAGAATATTACAAGATGCTGAAGGTAATAGAGAATTAATTGAAACTATGTTATTCTTAAATACCGTACCGGCATTATTTAGTGGTGCTTATAATAATGGAGTGGTTGGTAATATAGAAGTAATAAATCCATTTAGAGGTGAAGGTATAGCTGCTTCTAATGAAGAGCTACTTTATTCTTTAAATAAACTATCTCAACACGCTGAGTGGACTGAAGCTAATAATATTGCTAATGGTAATATAAAGTTTGGAAGTAAGTGGTAGCTATTTAGAAACGAACTTCAAACCGCTTTAAATAATAGTATTGGATTTTAGCTTTCTAACACTGAATATTTCCAACAGGCTTAGAATGATATACAGACTACTGTTACTGGAGATAACAATAAAGATGCGAAAATTAATATATTGCTTAGAGTAATTAAAGGTCTCGAAGATGCTTATAATATTAATCAGCTTTCAGCCAACTAGTTGAACAGTGAAACTAATTTATCTCCAGCATATAGACTGTATTATGATTCTCTAATTACTTTGGGAGAATTGAGAGGTCTTAATTTCAGACAGCAATTAAAAGAATCTGCTAAATGGATTGAGAATGGATTGAGTAACATATTAGCTAATGGTATTGGTGGTATTTATGTTGATAACCCTGGTAACTTAATTTCTGAAACTCTTAACAGTATTACAAAACTACATACTCAAGCTCTTCAAAATAATAGATAGGATATGGTTGGCCCTACAGCTAAAATCAGGGATCTAACTGAAAGACTTAAAAAAGAGAAGAACTTTGGATATATTACATCATTAGTATAGAATGATATTGATTTATATAAAAATATGTATGAGACTACAGCTAATGGTGATCTAAGATTTGTAAATGTAAATAAGTTATCAGGAGTTGAAAAAGAATATTTGCAATATGCTTTACGATTGATAAACAGAGATAGGTATCCTAATTATACAGAAGCATCTTTAGATTCTATGGAATAGAATGATGATATTGATTATTATAGAGTTCCATTATGTAGAGCAGAATCTAGAGCTAATTAGAGAGATGCGGGATTGAAAGAAAAACGTAACCCTGATACTGGTGAAATGGAATCTTATTCCAGTAGTTTATGGCAATCTTTTGTAGATACTTTAAAAGCATTTTCCTTTAAGAATGCCTTTAAGGAAATGTAGGAGAAGATTAATGGAATATTTACAGAAGACGATACTGCTTACAATAATGCTGCCAAACTGTTTGATTTAACTACATCGTTTGATAGAAATGAGCCAAATGCTTCTGGAAACTTATAGGATAGATTGGATAATATAGCTACTAAAGGTACAGGATATTTTGAATAGAATCTTGAAACTCTTACATTAAAACATGTATTTGCCTATTCTACTAAAAAGAGAATTAATGAAATTATGCCTACAGTAAAAGCCGGTATGGCATTTCTTATTAATATGGGAAATACTCAGAACACTAATTTTACTAATGACTTGGAATATTATGAAAACTATATTAGAAATAAGATAAAAGGCCAGCCTTTGGAAAATGACCCTATATTAGGTAACTCTAAAGGAGCGTAGGGGGTTAAAGCTACCGCTGCTAAAATAAGAAGTGCAGCAAGTTTCTTAGCTTTAGGTTTGAATCCAATTCAGTGGTTTTATCAGAGATTGTAGGGTATATGGACTGATATAGCTTTAATTATCCGTAAACCTGATGGAAATCCTGCATTTACTTTTAAAAACATGGTAGATGCATATAAGACTGTAAATAAGGACTTATTCCACTATTCCGATAAACCTACTAAATGTCAACTTATTAATGAATTGTATGGAATAAATGATATGGATATGAATCAGTATGCAGATAAATTACGTACTGATAAACATGGATTATTCCATATAAATGAACTTGCTTTTAAATTTACTTCTAGGCCTGACTTCTATAACAGAATGACTATTATATTAGCGTAGATGAAAGAGTAGGGAGTATGGGATGCTTTAGAGGTAAAGGATAACAAGCTAGTATATAATTGGAAGAAAGATAAAAGATTTAGTGCTTATGCTAATAATGAAACTTCTAATCCAGACTATATTAAATAGAAGAGTTTATATTTAGCAATAGCTTAGCAATTTGTAGCTGAAGGTGTATAGAACCCTGATGGGTCTTTATTTGAAATAGGACAACCTCTACCATACGCCTACACCAATAGAGAAATGGAATCTATGAAATCTTTATGTGATACAATCTATGGATATTATTCACATGAAAAGAAATCTATGATACATTCTACTTTCTTGGGAAGTTTGTTTATGCAAATGAGAACCTATTGGTCAGGTAAGAAAAATCAGTATATGTTAAAAGGCGGTGTAAGATTAAGAGGCCATTGGGAACAATTAAAAGATTCTGATGGAAATCTACTATATTATCAGACTGATGCCGATGGTAATTTAGATAGAGATGTTCCTCCAGTACCTAAAGAACAAGTTAAAAACTAGTAGATGTTAATACCATTTACTTAGTGGAAAGGTCAGTGGGAAGAAGGAATTGTGCAAACTTTTGCAAATACTTTAAGAGCTTTACATAGAGATGATGCCGTAGATTGGTATAATCCTTATACTTGGGTATACGGATATAATAAATATCTAGATACTCTAGATCCTTCTATGAGAGCTACTTACAGACAAAATTTAAGATAGCTATGGGTAGATTTAATAGGAACTCTGTTATTAGGCTCTCTTATAGGAGGTATTTTATCAGAAAAAGATAAAGATCTTATTAAAGAAGCTAAAGATAGTGGAGACCTTACAGATGCCATGCTTGCTTCTATATCACATATAGGTGTACGGTCTTGGGTAAATTCTGCAGCTGATTTTAATGCTTTAAATAATGTAATTAGCCCAGCTTTGGATTGGAAACCTTATTGTTTTCAATCTATAGGTAACTTAGCCCAAAGAACTTTTAATACTTTTACAGGTGATTAGTCTGCTTATAACAATATTATAAATTCATTCTCAGCAACTAAAGCCATTCAACCAGTATTTACTTATATTGCTCCAGATGGTGGGTATATATTCCCACAAGACGAAGATCAACAATAAAAAAAATAGCCCACAGTAGTCATTAAGATTACTGTGGGCTTTATTTTTATAAAAAAAAATAGGGGAAGAAAACCTGATTTCTCAGATTCTCTCCCCCAAACAGTTTAACAATTTAAATATCCATTACTAATGGACTATATTTATAGTCATATTTATTATCTACAATACTTACGCAAGCTGTATTTATTCCATCATAATTGACTATATTATGATTACAGCTATGCAGATGCCCAAAGAAATGATATTTAGGCGCAATACCTTCTACTCTCCTTTTATCTAATATTTCTTTTAATTCTCGATTTCCCAAATGTTCTTTGTCCCCCAATAATACATCACTTTCTCTATAAGCAGCATCGTGAGTAAGTAATATGTCACAATTCTTAGACATCTTATTAAAATCTCCTAACTCTTTTTCAGGACTATACATAAATGCCCAATTTCCAAATATATGACAGTCTGGAGAACCAAATATTACATATGTTTTACCTTCTGAATTTGTATATTCAGCAGATTCATTACATAAATATGTAATATTAGTACCACTAAGTATATTCTTTAATTTTTTGGCACTATTTTCAAAATATATGTCATGATTTCCTCCTACAAGATATATATTCTTTACATCAATATCTTTACACCAAGGTATAAAATATTCTCTTACCCAATTAAATACTTTTTCATAATTAAATTGTATTTCTAGTGGAACTATATCCCCACATATAAATAAGCAATCTAAATTTGTATATTCTATAGGAATCAAATTTCCATGTAAATCACTTAATGCACATATCTTCATATACTATATATTACATAGTTTTTATCAGTATCAACAAAGAGAGCTGAATCTTTTAATCTTTCAACAGCTTTGACTTATATTCTAAATATTTAGTTAAGAAATTAATAGCATCTAGCTCACCTCTAGTTAAAGAAATAACTCTTTCGCCAATTGTAATATCCCAACCCTCTCCATTAGTCCATTCAGTAACTTCGATAATTTTATCTTCATCATTACAAAGGTAGTCATAAATCTTTAAATTATCGTAAACAGATTTTCTATTCTTTATTTCCATAATTTTTAAAATCCTAATTTAGAAGATTTTTTTGCAGAGAAGTCATTGTCTTCAGTATTATAAATTTCAGCTAATGTCATAGGCTTATTAAATTCTGGACGAAGTTTGTGTACCTTATCTGCAGTGAGTTTATTAAATATATACTTTAATTTTAATCTACCTTTACGAAGTAATGCTTTATCAATATTAGATTCATCTGTATTATAAGTACATATAAATTTGAGATTTAAAGCATCTCCTAAAATACCATCACTCAGATTAAGTAATGCAGATATAGCTGAGTTACCCCCTAAATCTCTACTCTTAAGAAGAGTATCACAGTCTTCCAATACTAATACTGAATTAGCTCCTTTCTTTATTAAGAATGTCATAAATGCCGTAGAATCTATATTCATTAAAGTATCAGCCGTAAGTAATATAAATTGCTGTTTACAATCATGGATGAGCTTCTTGATTATAGTCGTCTTACCGGTTCCACATGGGCCACTAAACAACATTAGTCCAGAAGATTCACTATCACAAAACTCTACCATCTTATCATAAGGTAGATCGTCATTATAATTATCGAGAGATATATTTAGATTATGTTTTACAGTTAATACCGTACTGTCAAACAATCCTTTAGTATTCTGAGTAATATAAGTAAATTCAGCATCTTTATTATTACTATCCTCAATAGGCTTTATAAAAGATTCTAGAATAGTGGGCTTGGTAGCAGAATATACAATTAACTCTTTAGAGTATTCACTAATGTAATATACTAATACAAGGACTTCTTTATAAATATAAAGAATTGCATCACTACCATTAGCACTTATAAAAGTCCTACTAAATTCTGCATTCTTGTTCAATTCTTTAATAAAGAAATTTAAATCGATAAACTTATAATCAGTTAGAGATTTAATAAATAATCTCTCTACGAAAGAATCTATTTCTATTTTACCGTCTTTATCTATAAACAAACTCCATACTTGATATGGCTTTCCGAACATTAATTGATAAAGATAATCATATTTATCGTCTAAGCACCAATCTTTCAAAATGGAGGTTATAGCCCCTTCGTATTTAGTTATATTACTTTCCATTAGTCAATTCAATTTCTTTATTTAAATACCATGCAGCTTTCTTCAAATCTTCTGTACCATTTTTATAATGACTTCTCCATAAATATTTAAAAGCATTTAGGTGACAAAATGTTTTAACATTATCATCTCCGAAAGCTGCTTTCATAGCATCTATACATTCTATCCCACCTTGATTGTAATGAGTGGGATGGTTCACATTGTCAGTTGTTTTTTCAGTTGCTTTTGCTACCATATATTACCACCTTTTATATAAATTCTATCTTTAGAGTAATACTCATATTTCTCGTTAGTAATAGTATCTACTACTGTTAATACATATCCATTAGGCACTCTTGAGATATAAGATTTAAATGAATTGGTTGGATTATGAAATACCATTTCATTTTTCTCACCATAAGTTTCATATATTAAATTATATCTATTTAAGTGCCTATAGGGATGTGTATTAGTACAGTTAATACATACTAAAGATAGCAGTATTATTATATATTTCAATCTTAAAATATATTAATCTATAAAACAATATACTCCTTTTATATCAGAATATTCTGCATTATTATGAATATCGTATAGAAATTTAATGTAATCTCTTACAGCTTCTAAGTCTTCAAGATATTCCTTCTTATCAACTATATCCTGAACATCTGGAGATTTAACTTCTTTTGCAGTGTTAATATATAATTGAGCATTGTTTATCTGCCCTTGCAAATCGTTTAGTATGGAATTAAAAGTGTATTCAGTAATTTCTTTCTTTTCCCCTTCAGAAGAATAAAAGTTACCTGCTTCATATACTGTTTGATATATATCAGAATTTCTAGATATACTATCAAATAGAATAAAGATAGGTTCTTTCATATCCCTCTTCTTTACCTTAAAATATATATTTAAATAGCTACTCATAATTTATACAAAATATTCTTTAGGACAACCATGTTCTTCAAGGAACTTATTTATCTGTTCCTTTACCATTCTCATTACTATCTTGCAATTAGGATGTGCCACACCATACTTATCATACAGCCTAAGGTCAAGAATATCTTTCCATTCCTTTATGGTATAGGTATATATAACCTTAGTAGCTGTATCCAATGGTAGAACGCCTCTTGCATTCTCAGGCTTAAAGCCGTTTTCAAGCATACCTTTATAAGAAGCATAAGCATTCTCCATGTAGTTTAAGTAATCATCCTGTTTCTTTTCATCAGTATCACTCCACCACCATGGCTTACATATATCCAAACCATCTTTTGATGAACAGTATCTTGTAGACCTCTCAGCAATGTTGTTAGGAGACTTACGATTCAATTCCCTTGAAGTTGCAATCTGAGTGGTAATGCAGAAGGTCATGCGAAGACTCTTGAAATATTCAGGATTCTTTTCACACTGCTTTAAGAACTCAGGAGCATCCATAGTGACCACAGAACCCTCTTGTAAATTATCTATAGCGTCTCCTACATTCCCAAACATATATTCTTGCATATTACAAGAGACACAGCCCCAATCCTTGAACACGTTGGAGGATATTGTGAAAGTTATGGACTCCTGTTCTATCTTGGACAACCTTGATAAGTCCAAATATACAGAACCATGCCTAAGCATACTAAGATGGCCTTTATTTATAAGACCTTGCACAAGTTTATTATCTTGCTCTAGAGTATGGGGTTTATCCTCCCCACCATAACATACCCTCGCACATCTTGCTATATGTTGATTAGAGGTTACTTTACTTTCATCAAAAAATTCAACTTTCGGTTCTATTAATTTTAGCATTTTCTAATAATTTTTTACCTTTTTCAGTTAATCTAAATGTTGTATTGGAATTTGTAATACTATCTATATCATTTAGTATATCCATGATGGCATTACCATCTCCTATTGGTATAAACTTTCCTATATCAAGGTCTCCGCATTCTACATATATTCCATTATCAAAGAAATGAAATACGGCTGTTGTGTTTTCTCCTGTCATTCTTTTTCTAGTATTACTTCTGTAAACATTTGATTCTTAAGTTTGTACCAAGTATTTGCCTTAATACGTTCACCATCAACATACTCTGTTTTCACATACTTGGGAACTCTTTGTTTCATCATGTCGTCCCATGCCCATTCTGTAAGTGTAATCCAAGAACCAACTTCTGCTTTTACAACGGATTTGTCTCCTGCACACATGATTATAGAATCTTTACCAGTGCTGACAATCTTAGTAGAGTCACCACTCGAATTGATTATAGCACGGTTACCACTCGAACAAACATGAGCACAGTAACCTGTGGAACTAATCCGGGCGAAATAACCACTTGAACCAATTTGAACATAGTAGTCACTCGAACTAATTTGAGCGTAGTCACCTTCGGAAAGAATTTTAGCAAAATCACCGCTAGAACTGACCTGAGCAAAATTCCCACTAGAACCAATATTGGCAGAATTACCACTAGAACTAATTTTGGCATAGTCTCTGTCTGAACTAATCCAGGCATGGTCATCACTCGAACTAATCCTAACATAGAAACTACTATTATCGTTTGGGCCAGTTGTTTTTTCCGTCTTAGATTGTGAAGTAATATTCTTTAGCCATTTAATACATATTTTGATAATGTCAGAAAGTTTTAGCTCAACCTTAATTTTAATACGAGAAGAACAAACTTTTGTTGAGTTATCTCCTCTATCAATTTTACCAGATTGCTCAACCTCGGCAAAGCGGGAGTTGACTATATCATAATAGTTAAAAACTTCCCAAGGTGATCCACACGCGTGAAAACCACGGCTGCAACATTTAATATCACCATCCACCTCGTATTCTTTACCAACTTCGTACTGAAAGCCCCGACACTGCATATTTTTATCGAAGCCTTTGTAGGACTTTATTACTCTATCTTCTTTCATATTCCCAATATTTAACCTAAAAATAAAATTATCACATTCATTTACATCATCTGACATTGCTATCTCATCCCAACACCTACCTTTGTCTTGGTAAATGCAAGATCTGCTACAATGTTCCCTTATATCTATATTCTTTTCGTCAACCATAATCAATCTTCCTTATAGTCATTAAAAGTGCCTATGAGTTTGGCGGTATCTTTGTTGTAGGGAAGTATCTCGCTATACCATCCACCAATACAGTAGTAAGATTTATCATCAGCATAGCCGAATATTTCAGGGCGCCAAGCATCCCCATTATATCTTGCTACCACCTTTTCATAAGGCTCAAACTTAGGCTTAGTAGGCTTGTTAGGAATTATCTCTAAGGTCTCCATGCTGAACTTGCTATTAAAGGTTTCCTCAACTTCCTTGATATATTCCCTCGCCTCTTCTGGACTGACTTTTTCGTACCAGTCTTCTACACTTTCTTTAGTAACTTCTGGGGCAATAAATACTCCATCTGCTCTATTGTATCGCATATATTTTGCTTCAAAACAAGTGTAGGAATCATCTGAGAACTTATCAAAGAAACAAAACATATTTCCATCACTTTTGAGTATGTCACCTCTTTTCCATGCGAACTTTGACCAGTCGCACATTTCCTTAGAGGGGAATAACATGAGGTCTCCACCCCTGCTGTATCTACCATCTCCGTAAAAGTTACGCTTTTCCTCTGCATTAATTTTCACAAAAATGATTCCATCATTATCTATATGGTCAAAAGTAACATATCCCCAAATAGGAGTATAGAGCTTGGTGCCTTGTGACTTGTTTTTAAGAATTTCCGCTATGTTCATAATTTTAATGGTATTGAAAGTTTATACATTTAAAGTATATTTAGTAATCCAGTCACCACACTGTTCACATGTACCCAAATCCTCATAATTTCCTTGAGATTCTATCAAGTTTATTAGAGTTTGTTGTAAAGTACCTATATCAGATATTTTATCAACAGCTTTTTTAATAGCTGCTTTTATATCTTCTATAGGTAATTCAACAGATTCTTTACCATCTATAGTTAAAGAATCACATATACATCCTGAAATACTTACTAATTTCATATTTGATCTGATAACCATCCTTCGCTGTCCTTACATGTATGAAATTCACAATAAGGGCATCCCCATTCTACTGATAAACAACACATATCAATATCTTTTTTATTAGGCAATCCATCAAATAATTTATTCATTTCTTCTTCTGGAAATACCCATTTAGAGTTAAAATATATGTCTAAATTCTCAGAATCCATTATCTGAACATCTCCATCTAAAACATTATTAAAGAACTCTTTTATATATTCTAGATTCTTAGGATCTGTTGAATATACCCTGAGTGTATTCTCGCAAATGTTAGCCATTATTTTCAATTTTAGAATTTATAATATCTAATATCTGATTCCAAGATATTGGATAATAATTATTATTATCTACTCCTACATCATATTGATAAGGAAATGTCATATTTAGTCTAGATGTATCTTTATTTTCATTATTTTGATTACTATGGACATGCCCATACAGTTGTATTACAGCATGATTGGGTTCTCTGTACGTTCCCCCATAGCACAAGAATGGATAGTGATTTAAATATACATATCTTCCGTCGATATTAAGAAGTAATTGAGAAGCTACTCCTTCAAATAAATCAAATGTCTGGTGCCCTGGATACCGCAGATCGTCATGGTTACCTACAATCAAATAGATATGCCCATTTAGACTATTAATTATTTCTTTCCATCTACCATTAGTAGCAAATGCAAAATCCCCTAAATGGAATACTATATCTTCAGGTTTTACTACTTTATTCCAATTTTCTATCAGAGCATTATCCATTTCTTCTACAGTATTCCACGGACGATTACAGAATTTAATTATATTTCTATGACCAAAATGGGTATCAGAGGTAAACCAAATATTTACCTCTGAAGTGCTTAATTTTAAAGGTTTAATATATTCCATTACAACAGATATTTTATCCAAGCATAATGCTTTCTGTGATTTATATAATCGGAGTTTTCCTCATTAGTATATGCTTCTTGTTCTAATGACAAACTTCTATAAACTCTTTTAAAGTAACTCCTACCGGGTTTAGAAAAATTCTTAGTCAATGAAGGTATAAAGAATTTTATAATAAATTCTAACCCATAAATTAAGAAGAAACCGATTATAAGAGTTTCTTTATACTGCTCCCAATGAATAGCTTCGTGATTAATATCTTCTCCACTAAGAGTAGAATCTTTTTTAATGAAGATAAATGGGCCAATTGTTAAAGCCTTAAAACCAGATGGTGGTAGAATTTTATTTACAATGATTTTCATATATATAAAATTTAAGTTAATCTTCTATTACGTCTAAGTTATCTTCTGTCCAATTAGAGCATTCTTTTATAAGATATTCAGAATATTCCTTATTCGGTAAAACCTTTCTTTGAAGATAACTCTTAAATTCACTTATTAATTCTATTGGTGTTAGATGAGAATATATATATCCTTCTTTTAGATTTACATATTCTTCATCTAATTTATCATAATCTGTTAATACATTATCAACAGATTTACTTAAAGTTTGTGAACATAGAACACAAACTGGCTTTCTTATAATATTATTCATTGTAAGCAAGTATTCTATAATCTTGATAATTAGGAGCAATTTTCAAAAGTGCTTTACAATAAGTTCTTATCTTATACACTAATTGATCGTAACTTCCCATTTCGTGAACTTTTGGATTAAATTTGCAGTAATATTCTTTATTTGTTGCCAATTCCATATAAGAATCTAGTACTGAATTTATATAATAAGGAAATGATATATTTAACAGATCTTCTGGATGCCATAATATATCATATAGAGTATTGGGTTCGACTATTAAAGCTGAAGTTCTATCTTTACAATGCTTGGCCATTTTAATTAGAGTATCTTCAATTCTCGTATGAAACCAAACTTTATACCTATAAGACTTTTCACCTATTGTGGCACTATCAATATCTGGAAAATATTTAGATACTTCTTTTTTAGTACCAAACTCCATAAATTCTCCACCTTCGCTAAGACACACTCCAGTAGTCTCAAATACTCTAGGATTTTTATCTATTATATATAAATGTAACATAATTTTATTTATTTATAGCTAAATATGAATTATTACTTATATCAATAATTTTAGAATTTTCGTAAAATTCTTCCAAATTTTTGGCATTACAGTAACTCATTGCAGATTGTAGATAATCTTTCATATTATCAGTCCACTGCTTTAAAGTATACTTTATTGGAAGATATTTAGCAATTCCTTCTGCAGTATGTTTCTTTTCACCAAAGAGGTCAATCTGACCCTGCTTCGAAGCCATACCATAGAATTTATGATAAATATCCCCATCTAGACATCTAGTATGTTTATATTTACCATCAGAAGTTTTATAATATATTTCATCTTTATTAGATTCATAGCATTGAGAAAACAGACTTCCTATCATTACATAATTTGCCCCTAAAGCCAGTGCTTTAATTACATCGGAATAATTTCTAATTCCTCCATCAGCAATTATTTTAATTTTATTTTTATTCTCTTTGGCATTCCAATTATATCTATAAAGAGTAGCATTATGAATTAGAGATGCCATAGGACAATGTATACCTGTGTTAGAAGAAGTAATGCATCCACTTCCACCACCTATTCCTAGTCTTATATAATCTACAGATCCCCATTTTACAATAGTATCAAGTAGATTTGGATTGGCAATATTTCCTGTCATTATAACAAGTTTTGGATATTTCTCCTTTTTAGCATTAATGCAGTCATATAGATACATCATATGGCCATTAGCTACATCTACACAAACTTTACTAATTTTTGGAAATTCTGTTTCATTAAACTCTTCCAAAGACATTGCTACCCAATACCCTTTATTCATATACTTTATACGTACATCGTAAGGTATATTTCTTGGAAGGATAGGTGTAATATTGTTATTTATATAATCATTAAGATTCTCTTCCAATACTATACAACTCATAGGAGCTGTAAATATAGGTAAAGATTTAATATTAAAATCAGTTAAATAAGGGTAACATTCTTCTCTATGATGAATATTAGAAAAATTTCTTGGAATTATTGAAACGTCATTATAACTTAAATACATAATTATTGATGGATAAAAAATTGATTTTAAGATACTTATTAATAAAAATTCAAGATTTAAATTTGATTATTGATAAAATACTTGTAATTAAAAATAAATATCTTAAAATCAATCTTATAAATTATTTAATTATATTCTATAAAATCAATTAATAACACTTTGTTATTAGAAGATAAATCATCTATATGAGATTGTAAAAACTTACGATTATAATGTTTAGCATAAAACTTAGTACCTAATAAATAAAGATACCAAGGAGCCGAAACACTTGCATGATGTTCTATAACTTCTGTTATGGTATTAGAATATTTTTTTATATCCCAATCCCAATAACATATAGCACAATCTATATTTAGATGATTCTCATCTTTTAATTTTGTTATAAAATCTGTAAATTTCTTAGTATACTCTTTCGTATTATCTACTTTATACCTCTCATCAAATATAAATCTATAATAAACATCTTTTTTCTTAAAGAGTTTAAACAGATCCGTACAGTCATAGAGATACCCATAATCTATTCTATTATGACATAAATGCCATTGATTATCTATTAATCTTAGTCTTATATCAAAATATCTAACTCCCAAAGAATATTGTTCTAATAAAGTTAGTTTTTGACAATCTGACCAGATTTTAGTATACTTACGCAATCCTTTATTTTTAATTGGTAAGTAACTTATACTATTATGACTTCCTAACATAATTAATGAATCCAATATGTCGGTAAATTCCCTTCTTTATCCAGAGACAAATCTCCAGGAAGAGGTAATTTATCACAAAAAGGTTTAGCACCCTCTTTCATACATTTTAATAATACCTTGGCGACTTTATCTGCTATATTATTAGGAGCTTCTATGTTCCATTCGTCATGAGCAGGTATGCAGAACTTTACTTTATGTAGCAAATCGTTCTTAACTACCCAGTTAAATAGGAACAAGGAAGCTAATTTAAAGCAACAAGCACCTCTATTTTGTATTCTATAATTTATAGACTGCTTTTCTAGAGTCTTTTTTCGCTTTTTATAATATTTAAAATCATCCATTAATACAGGATCTTCTCTAAACATTTTCCAGAAGTTATGGTCTTGCATTTCTTTCTGAATTTTGGATAATCTATCCCAATCATAAGCAAATGCTTTAGCTCCAGTAATATTATTCATTTGAATATAACCTCTTTCCATAACATCCTTTTTACAGTACCTCTGATATGTTTCCATACCAGGAAAACCTTTCATATAATTATCATATACCTTCTTGGCTTCTTCCAAAGGGATTCCTTTGTTATTAGCTATGGTGTTTTCATCACCACCGTAGTTGATAGCAAACTCTACTCCCTTAGCATCTTGTCTGAGGTCATGATATTTCTTCTTGATCTCTTCAATCTTAGTATCTCTAGGTATTAAATGTGGATATGACATATATGCTACTAGAGAATGTATGTCTTTGCATCCCTCAGTGAATATTTTTATCATAGCATCATCGCCTGTTACAGACGCAATAATACGTGATTCTTGACCTTCATAGTCCACCGAGAGCCATTTATTACCTTTTTCACTAATAAAGCATGCTCTAGTCTCTGCATCCTTCGGTAATTGCTGCAGATTCACTCCTCCTTTAGTTCCACCACAGGACATTCTGAATGTATCGGCCCCTATAGGATTAAAGTCAGCATGAATCCTACCATCTTCCTTAGTTACATTACTAATAAAGTTTTGCCCGAATGCTTCACATACTTTAGCTGCTTCTTTATAATTCACATATAATTCTGCAATAGAAGATATATTCTTTTGAGCTTCTATAATCTTTTTATCTGCAGATTTCTTGTGCATCTTAGTCTTCTTATCAATAGTATCAAGATTAAATCCCAATAATTCAAATAAAGGAATTACTTGACTACTACTAGACCAGTTGATAACACATTTATCTCCAAATTCTAAAGCTACTGGATTGAATAAATCTTGTTGTATTGTATTTATATGTTGTACATAAGGATTGAATTTATCTCTTAAGGTATATCCAAATGGAATTTTATAAACTCCATATGTCTTAAATCCATATTTATCATCAGGGACTTGTTCAATTTCTCCATCTTCATATTTAACCCCAAAGAGTCTTTCAACATCTACAAATTTTAAATCAGATGGAATATTTTGATCGTCTCTATGGATAAATTGTGTGTCAAGGAGGGCTTTATATTCTATTTTTCCCCTACTTCCATTATGCTCTTTATAATATTTTACTATCCAGTCATTTAGTGCTTTTAACCATTTATCTCTTCTGGCATTATCTTTAATCATTTTCTTTTTCCATCTATCAACATCTAGTTTTACACCATCCAGTTTTATTTTACCAACTACAATTGTAAACTTAGATTCAAAGTCAGCAGCTTTCTTAACATGATATTTAATTAATTCTTTCTGCTGAGCTTTATAAATCGGAATGGAATATTTAACGTCTGTTGCTGAATAAACTATAGTTCTTTCAGTTAAACCTTTAGTAATGATTTCACCTCTAGCTGTTTTATCCATATCATAGTCACAATATTTCTTTGCACATGTTTTCAATGATACAGAATACATATCTCTAGGTTTACCATTATTAAGGACTCTTTCACCTATCAAAGTATCAAAATAGTTCTTCTGCACAATTCCTACTTGTAGTAGCCATTGACTATCAAAGCAATAATTATGCCACACATATAGTATATTAGGATTCTCTAACAGCTCCTTCAACATTATTAGAGGATAGCTTAGACAATCCCATACTATTTGATCTTGTTCATCTCCAAGCTGAATAGATAATATTTTCTTAGTAACAGGATTCAATCCTTGAGTTTCAGTATCTGCTCCTAATATTGTTTTCTTAGATAGTAAAGCTATAGCTTCTTCTGGAGGTATTACTGTATACTTATCAGATTTAAATAAAGTTTGCTCCCTACTTACTAAATAAATCATAACAATTCTTTTAAAGTTTTTCTAAAATATTTCTTTAATTTTATAATAGCTCTAAGTTTGGTCTGCCTAATACATTCTGTAGACTTGTGATACTTTTCACAGAGATTTTTAAGATACTTAGATTCGTTATTTGGATCAGAAAATCCATAATAATCTAATACTATATCTCTTTCTATCTTTGTGAAATATTTACTATTTAATATATTCAAAATAACTTCTCTTTTATTTTTATGCTCTGCAGAAGTATCTGTAGAATCTACATTATTATTTGGTATAGCTTCTATAATAAGAGGAGCATCCGAATCTGAAGAGGTTGAAGTATCTAAAGATGTATAATTAATATCAGAATTTAAAGCATTTTCTAATTGAGGTAATGTACATCTACATAGTTTAGCAAGCTCTTCATCTGTTGGTGCTTCTCCATGTTTTTGAATATACTCTTGTCTATATTTATTAATTCTATATTGTATTTCAACAGGACCTTGTGCAATTCTAATAGTTCTAGATTTATTAGTAAGAGCTTTGGTAATACATTGACGCATCCACCACAAAGCATATGTAATAAATCTGTAACCTAGATCGACATTCCACCTTTCTGCTGCTCTACAAATTCCTGCATTTGCTTCAGCTATTAAATCTTCCAAAGGTAATCCTCTACCTTGATAATGTTTTGCAACAGTTACCGCAAATCTTAAATTGGAATTTATAAGTTTTCGTCGGGCTTTCATATTACCACGCTTACTTAATTGTCCAATATATCTTTCTTCATCTTTCGTAAGTAATTTATATCTAGATATGTCATGTAAATAATCTTTCAAAGAACGAGAATATATATTAGTAATACTTGGTGCTGTGGTAATTTGTCTCACTATTTAGAACTGTTTAAAATGTTATTTATATAAGTAATCAACCATCTATCTCCTAGAAAGGAATTCCTTAACCATGTATGGCCATAACTATCTGTGTAAGATGATATAATCTTATATTTAGACCAGAGACTCTTATATGCATCTAATATTTCTTTAGCAGTAAATTCTGGATGTTTAGCTATATTCTCAGCTAGATTTCTTAAATAAACCTTAGTAAGCTCTATTTTAGAAATATGCTTATTGCTGAATATAACTTTATCATCTAATTTTATCACTACAGTAAAATATCCTGGCTGTTTAACAGTTTTACTTATAGCAGTAACGGCTTTCTCAGCTTTACTTATCCTACCTTTCCTCATACAATACTGTTTGAGAATACTCCATCAATAAATTACCTACACTTTGTGCAAATGATTCATCAGATCCATTATTATAATAATAGTTTATAGCATGAGCTAATTCATGGAAATAAGTATTTAACATAGTTTGTTCGGATACTTCATCTCCATAAATAGTTCTAGCTATTTTAATTATGTTAGTATTAGAATCAAATTGCCCATAATCATAAGAATCATCTTCGTTGTGAATATCATCTACAATCTCAACTGTAAATGTTATACCAGCAAATTTAAACTGTTTAGGAATTTTAATCATGTAAATCAGCTTCTGTTAAATCGAATCTAAATGCAATAAATGCGGGCTGTTCAGGAATACCATAAGGAGAAATATTAAAATATTTACAATCTCCTAATTTTCCTTTATAGAATTTATCAAAGTTGTCAGTATATTCTACTTTTTGATTATGGTCTCCTAATGGTTTGGCTTTAAAAGTTTTGCCTTCTCTAGTTTCCATTATAAATACCATATCATCATAAGGACGTAAGCCTTGCTCAATACCAATACATTTAAAAGTATTCTCTTTATACTTCTTAATTTTAATCATATTGTTATTTCGCTTGCCTGGCCCATATTTAGCAGTATCCAATCTGACAACTAGTCCTTCCCAACCTTCTTCTACATATTGATTATGTAGTTTCATCATATTGTCCCATCCAGTTACTGCAACTTGTGGAACAAATTGAATCTTTAACTCACCTTTTTTCCAGATTCTATAAGGATTAAAGTCTAGATTCAACAATCTTTTAATCCTATACATTTTCTTTAATCTATCATGAAAAGGTAAATCAATATCTACAATATCATACATATAGAACTCTAACTTACCTAAATCCTTGGCAGTAGAATTATTACGACATATTCCACTAATAGTAGATAGAGGTAAACCATGTTTATAAGCTTCTCCATCTAGTATTAGATCTGGATTTGCTTTAAACAACTTTTTCAACAATGGATGACTAATTATATGATAGAGAGGAAAATCTAAAGATATAGCTGTTCTACTCTTAGCATGAATCTCTTTACCATCATAGTAGATTAATGTTCTAATTCCATCAATTTTCCTACTGGCCCAATAATGTAAATCAAATGTAGCTTTATTAGTTACATTCTTAGCCATTTTACATAACATTGGTTTTAGTAACCCATCACTGAAAGTCTTATAGAATCCGATAATTGCATCTAATTCTTCTACAGTATAATCATCAGCAGATTTGTCTAATTTTTTATATCCTTTATCAATATATTCTTTACATAGAGATTTAACTCTCTGCTGAACTCTAATATGTGCATCTCTCTGGACTTTTCTATCATCTATATCTATTGAAGGCTGTTCTGTATGCTTACAATGATATTTATAAGAGAATCTTCTTATTTTGTAATAATTAGGTTCAATTTTTTCATAATAAATATCAATACCTCGTATACCTCCAACACTATCTCTAATAGCAAAATAGAACTTAGTTATCTCTTGACTATCAAATAATCCCGGTTGATCCATTAAGCATTTGTATACACTAATTTACCTTTATTATCTGGAATCTCTAGAGTATATTCCCCATTATTATCTTTAGGTTCTAATGGTTCTATATCATCAACATATTCTTCTGTACCTACTAATTTTATTGTATCAGAATCTGGTATAATATCTACATTATTTTCTTTGGTAGCGGCTATAAGTTTATTTACAGCCTCATCATAATTATCAGCTTCTACAGAATATGTTTCATTAACCCACATTCTACATAGAACATTTCTATCAATATAATACTTCATAATTATATTAGACAATAATAGCCTACATAGAAAATAATATCTATATAGGCTATCTTATTATTAGAAATTAATGTTAGAAAGAGTATAATTCAATGTTTTAATAGTTTCATTTAATTTGTCAATTGTTTTTTGCAGCTCTTTAAGTTTGGCAACATCTGCCGAATCATCTTCATCAGATTTATCTGAATCTTCATCTGAATCTGCTACGTAATGCAATGAAGAATACATATTATCATCTTCTAGAGCTTTTGCAAATGCTTTATAAAACTCATCTTCCGATTTAAATTTCTTACCATTAATCATTCCTTCAAATACTTCTTTTTTCATTATTTTAAAAATTAAAACTATTAGAGATACCCTCTTTATGCCGATGTTATAAAATTAATTCCTAGAGCCTGTGGAAGGCTTGGAAGTTGGGAATAACACCCAGTAAAACCACTTCGTGCTACTACACTACTATTTTCAAAATCATAATATGGCTAACTATGAAATTTAAGTGGTCGGCTCATGTACAGCCACGGATTGCCATGTATCGAATCTAGCCTAACTTAAAAAAGTCATCGGCACCCGTTGTCAGAGGGTAGGACAGAGCGGGATTAAAGCTATCTGTACACGAAACAGGAGATAAACTCCACTGTTTGAGGTTTTTATTATGTGGTCAAACGAAACTGCTAAACACCACTAAGATTTTTTTGATTCAAAACAAACATATCGGCTACCTAAAATAGGTAACTGTTAATTATCTATAAAATTAATTCTGCTTGCCTTTAAGAATTTCATCAATCTTACTTTCAATCTTCTTAACAGCGTCTGCAATAGAAGCAGAATCTTTATCTAGCTTACCGAAGACTTCTTCGAGCTTAGATTTCAAATCTACAAACTTATTACCATTCTTCTTGTAAATAAAGTAAAGAACAGCAAGTACAATAACAATAGTAATTAAATTACCGGCAATTACACTTAATACTACCATAATTTTAAATTATTAAAAAGAATTATTTTCTATGATCTTTAACTACCTCCCATAAATCTTCTACAGAAGATATATCAATATCTTTATCATCTATTACTACATAATCAGCATCTTCATACATATAACTATATATTATATCTCTACCAAAATCATCAAAAGTATAGTCGAGGAATGTATCAAATAGAATATTTGCATAATCTACCCAATCACATTCCAGTAGGTCTGCTTTAAAAGCCTCTGATACTCTATCAATATCATCACTCCACTTTAGATGATTCGTAATTAGTTTAATAAATTGTTCTTTTGTAATCATAGTTCAATAACTTATTTCAAAACATAAAGATTCATCGTCATTTAATTTATCAAACTCTGGAAGTAATTCATCTTCCACATAACTTCTAACTCTCCTTATATCATCAAAATAATATTCGTCATAAGCTGTACTTCCAAAGAAAAATCCATCCATTGTAGGTAGAAGTTCAGGAGCTTTAGAATGATCTTTTAAAACTTCATTACATCTAGACAGTAATTCTTCTACATCTTTTTTCTCAATTTCAAAAGGATTTGGATGTGTAATATCCATACCTTTATCATTAAAGAATCTTACTAGAAAATTTACTTTTCTAAAATATCCTATATCTTTAGTCCCTTTCTTTGTAAAATATATATCCAGTCCCATAATTATTTAGATCCAGTTGAATTAAAACCTCCATTACCTCTATCAGTATTTCCTAAATCATCTTTAGAAAATACTTTAGACCATCTAAGACGATAGACAGGTTCGAGAATAGCTTGACATACTCGTTCCCCATCTTCAATATAAATATCTTGTAAACCAAGGTTGATAACAGGAATCATCCACTCTCCACGATAATCACTATCAATAGTTGAAGGAGTGTTAGCTAGTTGCAAACCTTTCTTTATAGCCATACCTGAACGTGGTCTAAAAGATATTTGATAACCTTCAGGAATAGCAGTAAATATACCACTAGGGAGCAAAGCTCTACCCATAGGAGCTATACGTACCATTGGAACAGAGTGTCCTTCACCAGACCATATCACTTCAGCATCTCCAAAAGCTTTAATTGTATTAGTAGGAGTTACTCTACTCAAATCAATTCTAATATCAAGACCTGCCGATCCAGCAGTCTCGTATTTTGGAAGATCATTATTACTTACATTATACACTTTAACATTTACCTCGTTCATAATCGTAAATTAATAATTACTTATTATAGCATCTATAAATTCATATATATTATCTAGAGTTATATATTCAAATTGACATAGATTTTCAATCTCAATCTCAGAAATAGAATCTGTTTTATTTATCACATATCCAAATTTTCCAATTCTAAAATTAATATAATCTATATTATCTAGAATTAACTTTATTTTTTGTTCTTTACCCATGATTGAAAGTCTATAAATTTGTTATTTTCTAATATATATGAGTGAGTATAATCTAAACAAGAAAATATTTCAGAGTTTTCGGTATCAGATTCTACAATATTTTCAGATATATTCCATTTAAATACTTGGTGATATGGACTAAATCTAGGATATTCTATAAACTTAATAGGATTACTATAAAGTGGACTAATATTACTAATATTCTTAGATACTTCTTGAATCTTGATAAATCTATCTAAATTTAAAGAAGGTATTATAAGTCCGGGATATTGTAAATTACAGATATTTGAATTTATAGAGAACCATGTATAGTTTATTCCTCCGTAAGTAAATAGATAAGTTTCATCACCCTGAGTTAACCATGTATTTAAACTTAGTGGCAATGATTGCAATTTTTGTTTAGCAATAGTTAGGGAAGAATTTTGACTATTTAAAATGTTAGTTTCCCAATTACCTAAGATAAGTTCAACTTTTCCAGAATCTTTATCTAATTCATCTGCAGTGAAAGATTTTAAAAGTAAACTTAATTTCTTTAATGATTTTTTAAAGTTACTTTTATCTATACTGATATAATCTCCCAATACTATTATATGGTCAAAGTTGTCTTTATATTTAACAGCTTCTTCCCAAGGTGACAAAAAACAACTAGGTATTACTAGAATCTTCATTTTGTAAATAATTAATTAATTGAACTATGGCATTATCCTCCCAATCATTCTCACTATAAAATGCTTTCTTAGGAGTATCTCCATCAAATATTATACAGAATGGATCTACCTTAGCCCCCCAATACTCTTTCAGTTTCCAACCCTCCTTTTTACCATGTCTAGTAGTTGTATCTATATATTCTACTAGAAAAGGCTGCTTAAAGATAGTGTTTTTAAACTCCAAAGCCTGTTGAGGATCATTATATACAATATATACGCTAATCATTTATTAAATATATTTACATCACTACGAGTTCTACTAAAAGCTACATATTCAAGCTGTCTGCGTACTGCAGATTCACAACATTTCTTAAGATTACTTAGATCTATATATACTTTATTATATGACGAACCTTGTGCTCTATGAATTGTACAACTATATCCTAAATCAAATGTCTTTTTAAAGACTACTCTATCCTCATATATTAAATTATCATAAGAACAGAAAGATTTAGTTAATGCCATATAAGATTGCCACTTATTAGTCTTCAAAGCTCTTAATCTAAGATCTTCTATTTTTTCAGGTAAGTCTGGATATTTACTTACATCTGTTAATAGAAATATTAGTCCATAAGATTTATTGTAATTATCGTACAATGTTAGCCAATATCCATCAACATCACCATAACAAGGTAATCTCTTATATCCTGCACAGACATTGGTAATAAAATAATCCATTCCATTGTAATAGTCGAAATAACTTATAGTTTCTTCACCATTACTAGTTAATTGTACCCCACTTCTACCGTTAGCATAAGCAGTTAATATATCACCTACATGGAATAAATCTTTATCTTTCCATATAAATCTCTGAATAGCCTTATTATAATTTCTTACAGCTTTATTAGTATAGACTAACATTTTAGTGTATAAAATATCTTTATTAGAAATAGCTTGCTTATAATCGGCTGCACACTTTCTAACAAATTCTTTTATATCTGTATATACATTTAAATCTCCATCAGAAGAATGTAAAGGTTTAAAATTACGAATTTCTTCAGTTCGCAATTTAGTTAATATTGGTAATATACAATTCTCATCTGACTGCCTATATATTTTAGTCAGAGTATAAGTTTTATCACAATTAGTATATACTTTAGAGAATCTGACTGTATCTACTGGAAATAATTGAGCTTTATCACTTACAAATATTATCTTACATTTATAATCTTTACACTTCTCTATTAGTAAATCAAATAAATCATCATTAATCATAGAGGCTTCATCACATATTACTACTCCTTTATAAGGAATCTGAAGATTATCTTTAGTAGATAAAAACTTTAAATCTAATAGATTAAATTTCTCTATATAAAGATTTGGAGTTAATGCTAATAAACTATGAATTGTAATAGCAGACCTACCACAATAATTCATCATTACTATAGAAGCCTTATGTGTAGGAGCACATAATACTATAGACATATTTAACTCATCTATTTTAGGTAATAGTTGAGATATGGTATAACTTTTACCTGTTCCAGCAGCCCCTACTAAACTAAAACATACGTCTGAGGACTTTAGAAATTCTAGAATTAAATCTATTGCTTTCTGTTGATCAGTTCCTAACTGCATAAATCATAATTCTTTGTTAAATCTGGCTTTTTCATTTCTTATTAACTTGTTATTGAATTTTTTATCTTTTAAATATTCCAACCATAAATCCTTAAATTTTTTATCTATAGAAACGAATTTAGATAAAAAATAAGATTCAATGTTCTCTCTATCTACAATTGTTAGTTTATCTAAATATTGACGTGTAATTTCATCATCATAGGAATTATCTTGGAAGATAATTTTATTTACTAAATATGCCAAATATACTACTAATTCAAATCTAGGAAATTCCTTAGTAGATACTAATTTACCATTAATAGTAATATTATATCTGTATCTGTAAGGATAGATACATGTACGATAAATTCCTTTATATCCAAAAGAAGTAATAGGTATTCTTTTAAACTTCTTAAGTTTTACTATTAATAGATTATCTCTAGTATAATTAAAAAGGTCATTATCTTTAAATGTTACTTTCTGAATACTGTCTGTTTTCATTAGTATATTTAAAAGATAATGACCTTCTGAATCAATTAGATAAGGTTTAGTATTTACATATTTAATAAACCATTTGTGAGTTTGAATTGTATCTAAATCTTTAATATCGAAGATGAATATTTTATCATCAATATATAATTTATTATCAACAATTACGTTATCTGCCTTTAGATGTTTCCTACTTAGAGATTCATGGTGATATTTACACAAGTCCATATTATATTTAATACTATGGACTATTCTAGTTTCTTTTTCAGTTTTACCACAAATTCTACATACTCGAAACATTATTTATTTACATAGATTATATGCTGATTGGTTGAACCCTTAAATGGATTGTTAGAAGTAGTGTCTAATTTATCTATTTCAAATGGCCCATCTACTAATACATCTACATTATTATCTACAAATTCTTTTAATGGTTTTGGCAATTCTTTATAATAATATCCAGTATAGCACCAGACATCTTTATTAAGATTATGTACTTCTTTACATAAGTCTGCTAATTCTTTAGTATTAGTAAATTGTAAAGGTTCCCCACCACTTAAAGTTAGTCCTTTTATGTAGGGTAATTTACAAATATCTAATATTTTCTTTTTAGTTTCAGAATTATAGATATGTCCAAAGTAATAATCCCAAGATTCCGGATTGTGACATCCCTTACATTTGTGGGAACATCCACTTAACCATAGAGTAACTCTACACCCAATACCATTATTAAGATCTGGATAACTAATATTTATATAGTTCATTCTATTATTTTTATATGTTTTACCCTATGCTCTACCTCATCTTGCTTGCCTTTATTGAAGGCTGTGGTATAGTTGCCAGTAAGATAGCCCGTTACCCTGCGCAATCTATTGATATTAGTGCTTCCACAGTTAGGACACTTATCAGAAATCTCTCCCTGATACCCACAATCCTTACATCTATCGGCAGGAATATTAATTGCAAAATAAGGTATGTCTTTATCCATAGCATAATCAACTATAGTTTCCAATCCATCTATGTTATTGATTACACTACTATCAAGTTCTACATAAGTAATACATCCAGCATTACTATATCCAGTCAATTGAGATTCAATATCTATCTTTTCAAAAGGAGTAATCTTCTTCCATACAGGTACATGCATACTGTTAGTAAAGAACTCTTTATCACTTACATTAGGGATCACTCCATACTTCTTTCTGAACTTCTTTAAAGCTGTATATGATAAATTTTCTGCGGGAGTTAAATATACGCCGAAATTCAGCTTATATTTCTCTTTAAATTCCTTACATCTTTGACTATAAAGAGATTCTATACGTTTAGCTAACTGCATTCCTTCATCAGTAGTTTGGTCTGTACCAATTAAAAGTTGTAAGCATTCAGCTAAACCTAGTTGTCCTACAGCTAGGGTATTATGCTTCATAGCACTAATAATACCTTCTTTAGGATTATAACCTTCCATTAATCCATTTTCCCACATGAATTTAGCAGAATCTGGAGATTGAGAACATATATAATTAAATCTCTCAATCAACATATCTTTAGCTTCATGGATCTTTTCATCAAGGAGCTTCATAAAAGACTCTACATCCCTATCAGCTTCCATTGCAATAGTTGGAAGTATTATAGTTACAGGACAAATATTACCTCTACCATCTTTAAGCTGCCCAAATCCATTAATATCGCAGCTAGTGGCCGTACGGCAACT